ATATAAAAGACCATATACTCTTGAAAAACAAATTGATGCAATAAAGAATCAATCAATTAAAATCAATAGTGAAGATATTCATATATGGTATAATAGTTCAGAGGTTGAACAATTTTTACCGGATGATGATAATATTAATACTTATGAATGTAGTTGGAACACTAAATTTTTTGGTAGATTTACCGTTCCACTTTTATTGAAAACAGAATATATTGCAATGTTTGATGACGACACAATACCTCAAAAAGATTGGTTAAAAAATTGTCTTGAAACTATAGAAACACGAGAAACAAATGGCATTCTTGGTGGAAGTGGTGTAGTTTTACATGGTAAATCGTATAAGCCATTTACTAAGGTTGGATGGAATGGTTTACATTTGAATCAAACACAACGTGTTGATTTGGTTGGACATGCTTGGTTTTTTAGACAAGAATGGGCAAAATATTTGTGGTTTGAAAAACCGTATAGTTGGGATAATGGTGAGGATATTATGTTTTCATATTTGGCTCAGAAATATGGCAACATAAATACGTTTGTTCCACCACATCCTGAAAATAATAAAAATTTATGGAGTTCGGATTTTAAATTAGGATTCGAATATGGAAATGACCCAAGTGCTTCTTGGTTAAAAGGAGGACATACAGAGGATAGAGACAAAATATGTATTCATTGTATCGATAATGGTTGGCAAACAGTAAATAATATAAGAAAATGAGAAAAATTTTTAGTTTAGCTACATTATTTGAACGAAGAAATAATTTAAATTTAATATTACCAATAATATTAAATCAGGCAGACATTTTATATGTAAATTTAGTTAATTACGATGAAATACCTAATATATTAAAAAATGAAAAAATAATAATAAATAGGTTCGATAATGCTGGTGCTGAAGTTAAGTTTACCAACTATAATGACATTAATGATGATGATTATTTTTTCACTATCGATGATGATATAATTTACCCTGAAGATTATTCGGATAAATTAATTGAAAATATGTTGATTTACGATAATAATGCTGTCTGCTGTGTTCATGGGTCAAACATTGATTTAAGAAAAAAAGAAGAAATTCACTCAACACGTGGAGTTTTTGGTAGAAAATCATATCATTTCACATCAGAATTAAAAGAAAATAAATTGGTAATGATACCCGGAACAGGTACATCTTGTTTTTTTAAAAAAACCTTTAATTTAGAGTTAAGTAGTCTTAAAATAAAAAATATGGTAGACCCGTACATAGGTTGTTTGTTATTTGAGCAAAAAATTTTAACATATTCAATAATGAGGAATAGTTTATGGCTGAAAGCAATTGAAACAAATAGTAAAACAATATACGGCAACAACCCCTTTATTGAAATAGATAAAATATATTTAAGTACATTTAAATAAAACAGTTATGAAGAATTTTAAAGTAATCGATTTTAGATTTACGGACGTTAGCGATATATATGATTTAAAATTTGCAAAAAATAATGCTTGGTCGAGAATTTATGAATATACATATGTTTTAAATTTTATAAAAGAGAATACACTTAAAAACGAAATAAAACCAAAAATACATAATTCATCGTGGGGATTTGAGGGTGTTCATATCATATTTAGAGATGAATTAGATTTGATTGGTGATTGTGTACATTCAGATATAATTCATTCAATAGAAAGACCAACATTTTATTATGATATCACAACAGAAAATAAAGAATTTGAAAATTCATTTGATTTTGTTTTAAATGTTTCAGTAATTGAACACTTGAGTGATGAAACAAAAAGAATACAATCAATCGAAAATTTATTTAAACAAGTTAAAAATGGTGGTTATTTTATACTTACATTTGATTACCCAAGAGTTAACATGAAAGAAATCGAAAAAATTGTTGGTGTAGAATGTAAATCAGCAATCAACACATTAAATGGAAAAAATTCAATATACCCCAATAAGAACTATGAAAATTTAAATATTATTTATTTAATATTAAAAAAAGATGAATAATTTTTGGGAAGAAAGATATATTGCGGGTGGCAATTCCGGTGCTGGTTCATATGGTGAATACGCCATACATAAAGCAGAAGTAATTAATAATTACGTTAGTAAGTACGACATTAAAACAATATCAGATTTTGGGTGCGGTGATGGTAATCAAATTAGTCTTTTAAATGGATATGAATCATATATGGGTTATGATGTTGCATCATATGCCTTATTTTTATGTCAAAAAAAATTTAGCGGAAATACAAAAATGCACTTTTGTTCTTTAATGTCAGACTTACCTAAAGCAGATTTGTGTCTTTCGCTTGATGTTTTATATCATATTATTGATGAAAAGGAATTTGAAAAATATTTATTGTGTTTATTTGAAAAATCAAAAAAATTTGTATTAATATTTTCATCTAATCATAAAAATAACAACCACGATGCAGGTAACTATATTAAACATAGAAAATTTACTGAATGGATTAATGAAAATGTTGATTTTAAATTGGTTGAAGTAATTGATAATGATTTGGAAACTTCAGCCAAATTTTATTTATATGAAAGGAACGTAGAATAATGATACTATTAGCATACGGCACACGACCAGAATGGATTAAAATTAAACCCCTTATTGATGTTTTTAATAAGGAAGGTTTTCCATATAGAACTTTATTTACTGGTCAACATATGGATTTGGTAAAGGAGAAACAAGCAGATTATGGCATTAATTTATTAGAGTTTGGCAATGGAAATAGATTGAATAATATTGTTTCTGCAATACTAAACACATGTGATAGAACAACGATGTGGGATGAAATAACACATGTATTGGTTCAAGGTGATACCACATCAGTACTTGCGGTTGCATTATCTGCATTTCATCACGGAATCAAGGTAATTCATTTAGAAGCAGGATTACGCACATATGATAATCAAAATCCATATCCTGAAGAACAAAACCGAAGACTTGTTTCTCAAATCACAGATATTCATTTATGTCCCACTGAATTATCCATGCAAAACCTAATAAACGAAAAAATATTGGGCGATAAGTATGTTGTTGGAAATACTGTTTTGGATAATCTCTTACAATATAAAGATAAGTGTGAATATACAAATAAAGTATTAGTGACGATGCATCGTAGGGAAAATCATTATTGGATGGATAGGTGGTTTAAGGAAATAGACAGACTTGCTGAACTTCACATGGATTTAGATTTTATAATACCGCTTCACCCAAATCCTAATGTACAAAAGCACAGAGATTTGTTAAAAAATGTGAAAATTGTTGAACCCATGTCACATGAGGAACTTTTGAATTTATTAATTAAAACAAAAATGGTAATTACTGATAGTGGTGGTTTACAAGAAGAATGTAGTTTTTTTAATAAAAAATGTTTAACATGTCGAAAAGTAACCGAAAGACCTGAAGCAATTGGACAAAGTACGATTATGGTTGAAAACCCAAATGATTTATTTGAATTATTTAATAAAAATATATTGAATTCTGAGATTAATTATGAATGTCCATTCGGTGATGGGCATTCGGCAGAAAAAATAATAGAAATTTTAAAAAAAATTTAAATGGAAAGGGAAATTAAAACCGAAAAATGTATTAATTGTGGAAAAGAAACAAATGTACCCATCGATTTACATATTGATGAAAGAAAAAATTACGTGGAAGGCGCAGGTCAGTTATGTGACGGCTGTTATTTAATGATTTATGACACAAGGGAAGACAAAGGTTCTGGTAATAGGTGATGGTTGTAAGGACGTATTTCAATACGGTAAGTGTGAAAGGTTAAGTCCAGAAGCACCAGTTCCAGTTTTTAAACCAATTAAAGCAACTAATAATGGTGGAATGGCAGTGAATGTTTACAATAATCTCATTGCACTTGGTGTTGATTGTGATATTATAACCAATAGTGGTATTACAAAGACCCGGTATGTTGATGAGGTCTCAAATCAGATGTTATTAAGGATAGATGAAAATGATAGTATTAATCAAATAACCCAAGAGGAATGTGAAAAAATTAATTTTAATGATTATGCTGCTGTTGTAATCAGTGATTATAATAAAGGTTATTTGGATGTGCATGATATTATGTGGATAGTCGATAATCATCCTTTGACATTTATTGATACGAAAAAGGAACTTGGTGGCTGGTGTGATGATATTAAATTCATAAAGATTAATAATAAGGAATTTAAAGCGAACGAAGATTATTTAAGAAATTATTATAACGGCAATCTTATAGTAACTAAAGGCAAAGAGGGTGCTATTTTAAATCACGATGAAGTATTTCCAATTGAAGAAGAACATGATGTAAGAGACCTAAGTGGTGCTGGTGATACTTTTCTTGCCGGATTAGTTGCAGATTATATAAAAAATAACGATATTCGCAGTGCAATCAAATTTGCCAATAAGTGTTCAGCATGGGTTGTTACACAAAAGGGCGTGGTTGTTGTTGATTTAAATAAGGTTAGGTTGTGATACAAGTAATACATAGTAGTAACAAAACAATACGTGTACCTAAAGCGTGGGGAGAAGAAGTAATTATTCACAATGGTAGTGATTATTGTGGAAAACTTTTGCGTTTTAGGGAAGGTGGAATGTTTAGTATGCATTTTCATAGCAAAAAAACCGAGACTTGGTATGTGAACAAAGGTAGACTTGAATTAATTACAATTGATACAAGAATTGCTGCCAGACAGAAAATAAATATTACTGAAGGAGATATCATACATATTGAACCCAATACTCCACATAAACTATATGCGTTTGAGGAAAGTGAGATATTTGAGGTTAGTACACCACATTTTGACGATGATAGTTATAGAATTGAGAAAGGAGATAGTCAGAAATGAATTTAGGAAAGAATTACACAAAGCCAAATAATGATGATTACAAAGATAAACCTGAAGATTATCTTTTTCTTGTAATGGCTTTTGGAAGAGCATTAAGCGAAATGTTACCGGATGGTCATGGAATTTTTGTTGAATTGCGTGGGGATGCGTTGAAAATTAATCCAGATGCCAAAAACGTTGTGATTTTTAACGATGGTGATATGATGAGAGTTGTGAAATATGAAGAAGACGGTTCTGGCTTGAAAAATGGTGATAGAATAATTATGATTGCTAAAAATACTTTAAATTAATGCTGATTTACGTTGATATAGACGGCACAATTTGTCATACAGAGGGTGGTTACGATAACGCCAAACCAATTCCCGAAAATATTGCAAAAATTAATAGATTGTATGATGATGGACATATAATTATATATTGGACAGCAAGAGGACAGGAAAGTGGTAAGGATTGGACAGAACTTACTGGACAACAATTGGTTGCGTGGGGTTGTAAATTTCACGATGTTATTATGAGACAAAAACCAAGTTGGGATTATCTTATTGATGATAAGTCCTTACGAATTGAGGAACTGTTTGAAACAATTAATATTTAATTATGAATATCTGGGTAAACGGTTGTTTTGATATAATTCACAGTGGGCACATAGATTTGCTATGGTATGCAAAACTTTATGGTATCGAAGGATTAGGATATCAAGAAGCCATGCGTGTAAATACATTATATGTTGGTCTTGATGCTGATGAAAGAGTTAAGTTCTTAAAGGGAGATAAGAGACCGATAAATGATATAGATACCAGAGTCAAGATAATGTCAAATCTCAAAATGGTTGATAGTGTTGTGATTTTTCATGATGATGATGAATTACGATATTTCATCAAGATATTTAATATTGATTATATGGTAATTGGTGACCAATATAAAGATAAGCTGGTAATTGGTGCTGAATGTGCAAAGTCCGGGGTTATTTATTATCCAACAGATGAAAGGTCAAGTACAAGTATTATTGAAAAAATTAAAAATTTATGATAGTAGTAACTGGTGGTTTTGGTTTTATTGGTAGAAATCTCGTCAAAGAATTGGAAAGACGGGGATATGTTGGTGTTTTGGTTGTCGATACGAAAACTGAAAATCTCGACACAATTCATAAGTGGTTAATGGAAAATGTCGAAAATATTGATTGTATTTTTCATTTGGGTGCGATTACCGATACAACCGAAATGAATATCGATTTATTTGATACATATAATGTAATGTCATCCATTTTTATCTGGAACTTATGTGTAACATATGGAATTCCTTTGATTTATGCCAGTAGTGCTGCAACCTACGGTGATGGAGAACTTGGTTTTGATGATGATAAGATATTTGGATTAAAACCATTAAATCCTTACGGATGGTCAAAACAGCAGTTTGATGAATTTGTAATGCGGAGTGAAGTAAAACCACCGCATTGGTATGGATTAAAGTTTTTCAATGTTTATGGTCACGGTGAGGCGAATAAAGGTAAAATGGCATCAGTTGTGTATCAAAAATATCTGGAAATTAAGGCAAATGAGAAAGATGTTAAGAGGGAAGTAAAAGAAAATGGTAGCTTTTTTGGTAGTTTATATGTAGAATTATTTAAATCACATAACCCCAACTATAAAGATGGTGAACAAATGCGTGATTTTATATATGTGGATGATGTTGTTAATATCTGCATATATCTGATGCAAGAAAAACCGATTTCCGGTATCTATAATGTGGGTACTGGCAAAGCACGTACTTTCAACGATTTAGTAAAAGCAGTTTTTAAAAGTCTTGGTACAAAACAAAATATTTCATATATTGACATCCCAAAGAAAATCAGAGATAATTATCAGTATTTTACCGAAGCAAAAATTAGTAAATTGCGAAGCACAGGGTATAATGTTGAGTTTCATGAGTTAGAAGATGGTATTGAAAAATATATAAATAAACTAAGATATGAAAATCGCTAACATTATTTATGAAAAGGAATTGGTGAATCACACAAATGTTAAGTTTGTTAACTACTACGATAAACCAATTGAGTATGAAAAACTTGACAAAACACTACCTACATTATATGTGGGTTGGTCGTTTATGAAAGCCTGTAATCCCGGTAACGAAATCATTCAAAATGCTGATATTCTTAAAAAGAAAATCATTACAAATGAATTATATTGGGAATTCAGCTTTGATGAAAGCAAAGCATCTCATGTTAAAGGCATAGAGAGTTTTGTAAATATAGCACCACAATTTTATTTCGCACCAAAGTATCAATATGTAAATTTAGACCCGGTATTTTTTCAAGTTGTAGAAATTGAAGACCTGATGGCGGTTTTACCAAAAGAGATTGATGCTGTTTATAACTTCAAAAATGAGATGTTATATGTACTAAAAGACAATAAAATATGGGGTGTTAACTTAAAAATGTACGATTTTTTTAAGTTTAAAATTTCAGAAATAAACGAATATGTTTCGACACGTGCTGCAGTTTATTCCAATGACATGGACGGTCTAATGTATGTTAATCAATATAAAATCTTTCCAAATTTCCAGTATCTTAAAAGATATATGGTTGTCATTCTGACAAAATGAGTGTAACATAGTATTTATATTAAATAATTATAAGTACTATGAAAGACAAATTAGAAAAAGCACTTAGTGATTTTGTTGAAGAACCTGAAGTTCAGGAAGAAAAATCAAAAATTGATGCTGCTAAAAAAGTAGTTCTCGATGAGAGAGAAGGACTTATTGAGCGTGTTGATAAGGTTTTTGTAACCAAGGACGGTAAACAATTATTAAGAGAAAGATACTAATACATTCATTCAATGAAAAGTGAAAATAAAAGCATTCTTTCTGAGGAACATCTTAGGAAGATTAAGTATCGTACTGGTTATCGTATAAGTGAATCACCAAAATACCGTCCATTAGTAAATGATGGTGAGGAATTTGATGAAATGCCTGTTATAACTAACGAAGCGGGTGACCAAGAGGATGCAGAAAAACCGGGTGGTGGACAAGTACCACCAGCACCGTCTAATGACGAACCTCTGGAAACCGGAATGCCACCAGAACCTGCATTTGATAAAGGTGGTGAAGAACAAGGAATGCCACCAGCAGACCCTATGGGTGCTGAAGCTGGTATGCCACCTGTAGACCCTATGGAAGCAGAACCTGAACCACAGGTTGATGATATACAAAACGACATTATTAAACATAATATTGAAGCAATGAAAAGTATTCATTCTCAATTGGAAATGCTTAATAATAGTGTTCAGGGATTGAACAGCAAAATGGCAGAATTAAATGCTGATGTTGAAGAAGTCAGAGAACCCACAAATACCGAAAAACTTATGAATAAAGGACAGGTTAGCTATCCTTATTATTTTAATTTAAATGATTTGTGGTCAGATAACTGGTTCAACGAAAAACGTAAGGAAAGTGGTGATAAGGGAATAAAAAAATTGCCTGACGGAACATATGTTGCAGATTTTGATGATTTACCACATCCCTCAAAAATAGACATACAGAATAGTTTTAATGAAATTGTGTAGATGAAGGTTTTTCATCCATATGGTTCAAAAGCACGACTCTTTGAAATGATGGGAAGAGTTAATCGTCTCAATGAAGAAATTCTTTCAAAAGAAGAAAAGTTGGTGATTATTAATGATTTCCTTAAATATATTGATGAACAACTTAGTTTAAGTGGTGATTTACCGGAAGTAAAAATATCTTATGATAGTAGCGTGGCTCAAACCATGAAATCATTTGGGAAATATACTCCAGATACCAATGAACTACTTGTTGTAGCAGCAAATAGAAATCTTGCTGACGTTTTGAGAACAATTGCACATGAAATAATACATCACAAACAAAATAAAAGTGGAAAATTACAAAATGATTCAAATAATACAGGTAGCGACATTGAAAATGAAGCCAATGCACTTGCTGGTGTGTTTATGAGAGAATTTGCGAAAAATAACCCAATAATTTTTGAATAATATTAATATAAAATGAAAATTTTTAAAGATAAGGGCAGTAAAGACAGACTTTTCGAAATGGTTGAAAAAGTCAATAAAGTCAAATTAAATGAGAACTATGGACAGACTTTAGATGGAAATTCTACTCTTGAAGCTGCCTTTAGTGGACTAAAAAATAATACACTTGAAGTAAAACACAGCAATACACAGGTTACTGGTGAAGAAACATTCGTTGAATTAGTTTGTACTGATAGTAGAAATAACAGTTTTACTTTTGTTTTCAAAACTACTTCAAGTCAGGGCGACCAAGAAGGTGTTTTCAATGTTGACGAAGTATCGTTAATTAATTTTAGCTTTGATGATGCTGGTGATGAAAGTACTGTTGATATGGATGAAACAGCATTAAAACAATTTAATGCACGTCATGGTAGTGAATTATTCGATGTTATCGAGAACTATATTGATGTTGGTGAAGAACAACCGGAAGCAGAAGACAGTCTCTATGAAGATGCAATTAAGTTAATTGATAAAGTACCATATAAAAAGGGTAGTGAAGCAATGCAAACTCATAAAGCATATGCCGACCAAAAGCCTACAAATTCTAAAGTAAGAGTTGATGCTGATGAACTCAATAAGTTCGTGAGCGAAGATATTAATTCAATACTTCATACTCCCGGTAGTGCAGGTGCAAGTCATTTATACCCACAAGCAAAGAGCATGGGTGTTACTAACCAATATATATTAACCGATGCATTAAAAAGAGTAGGTGTTACTATTAAAAATATTGTCGATGTTGGAGACAAATACGAAATAATGTTTGAATTCAATGGAAAAACAAGTGCAGCTAAACTCAAGAAGAATTATGGTAGTGCATCAAAAGTAGTACAATTATTTAAGAAGAAATTAGGTCTTCAGGAAACTGAAGAATATGAGGATGATTACACACAGGATAGTCAAATGGAAGACCCAACGGAACTTCCACCTGAGTATGGTGTTGAGGATGCTGAGAAAGCATTTAAAAAGAAAAGTGATGATGACGGTACGAAGGGAATTGACCCTTGGGAACAGGAAATTCAAGACTATATGGGTGGCGATGAACCTGCCGAAGAAGTAAGTCCTGAGAAAGCAGCCATTATTAATCAAGCATATGATAATCTTATTGCTACTGGCAATAGTGCTCCTACAATGCATCAAATAATGGCAGAAGTTGATAAAATACAGGGAAAGCAACCAGCACCAAAAACCAGAACAATACCTAAAGGTGCAGAAGCATTTTGGGAAAATAAACATGTTGTTACTGATATGGGTGGTGATGATGTAATGGCACAGAGTTATGAAAATACACTTACTCCAGAAGTGAAGGCAACAATTATAAGAACAGCAGACGAAATTCTTGATATGGAACTCGGAATTAAGAAATTCCAGATGCCAAGAGAAGAATATATTCAGTTGGTTAAAAAGAAAGCAATTGAGTTATATGTTAGAGGTAGTGCTGTTGGTAATATGGGTTCTGGCATTAATGAAGAAGCGGAAAAGGGTGAATATCCCGACCCAATTGGAAAGAAATTCAAACCAAAGAATCAAATGCCAAAGAAAAAGAAAAAAACTCAGGATGTTGTAAAACTTAGTGAAGACTTGGGAGAATCAACAGACCGTGATAAATATGAAAACGTGGTTTTCTTACAGGGCGATGAAGCATATGATGCACTTGAAAGACTCGATAGAGAAGGTGTCGATGCTGCATTGGAATACTTAAAACAATGGCATTATCCCGGTGAACATGAGGGTTCGCAATCATTAGGACATGGAAGTTCAGATAAAACCTATGAAAAGGATGGCTATATAATGTCTTGGAATCCAAGTCTTGATTACATTGGTTTACAATACGATTTATCGAAAATGAACGAACCAGTAATGAATGAAGACGGTGGTGCTGATTTTTCTGATGAAAAACCCGATGAAGAAGGTATGGAACTTGAACCAGAAACTGATGAAATTGAACAACTCGCAACAAAACGTGAGGAAACTGGCGACCAAATTGAAGGTGGATTGGGTGACGACAAGTCTCCGCTTGAATTTGCACCAGAACAAATTAAATTAGGAATGAAGGTTGAAATGGAACACACTGATGACCCAATGGTTGCATTGGAAATCGCATTAGACCATTTAAGTGAAGACCCTGAGTATTATACAGTTAAGGATGACCCGGAAGCCAGTGCACAAGCAAATGCAAGTCAGGAAGCTGAAGAAGATGTTCCACATGAAAGTGGTGCATATACTCAAGACGGTATGCCGGGGGAAATGGATAGAAATGGACATCCAATACCTTCAATTGACCCTAATTGGGCATTAATGGGAACACATTTTTCAAACTCAGATAAAGACATGACTGATGAATTACTTGGCTTTAAACCAAAGAATGTTGGTGATGTTGATGAAGATTATGATTTTGCAGCAGCAGAAAGAGAATATACAGATAAAGATAATTTAAATAAGTATAAAGAATATTCGGAAAAAGATTTTGATTCATTGAGAGATGATGAAAAAGAAGAATATTTTGGATTGTGGCAACAATTTAAAGGTGTTGAAGACATGAATGAAGCTGAATCCGGTGCTGAAAAATACTCAACAGTTGAAAAAACTGTATATGGTATGACACATTTGTTTGCATTTCCTGATGGACAGGGTATTGAAACTAAAGAAGGTTTGAATAATTGGGAGATGAGAGATAGTGCAAACCGTGAATTACATTTTGTTAATAGTAGGGAAGAAGCAGTAAGTGGTTTAAAAGCATTTAGGGAATCTAAAGAAGCAAAACCCGTTATCACTGAACAGCAAATTAAAACTGCAAGACAGGCTTTAAATAAAAGAGGACTTACTGAAGGGATGTCAAAAAAGGAAGCAGTTCAGCTTTTAATTAAACACAACATCAAACATTAAAAATAATTGGAAATATTTCAGCAATAAAGACTACTTCTTGTAGTCTTTTTTGTTTGTGAGGTATTTATAAGAAAATACATAATGTCAGTTTTCAGGTCATATTTTTTAAAGAACAATACATTGATTGGAAACAATCTGAGTAACAATTCTCAAAACCCGGTTACCGAAATATCTTATGGTACTTTCGACAAACAACCGAGTAGGTTTATATTTGATGTAGATTTATCCAATTTACAGGCAAAAATTGCTGAAGGACTTATCAATCCCGAAAGAATTGTTAAGCACGTATTACATATGACCAACACTATTAGCTATGCTCCACAATATCTTGGTAAGAAATCTTATTCTCTAACAATTGATAGAGCAAGTAGTTTTGAATTAGATGTTTTTAATGTTGATGAAGATTGGGATGAAGGCAGTGGATATAATTTCATTTATAACGACACTCAATATCCTTATGTTGACACTTTAGACCCCGTAGTGTATAATCAGGCATCGAATTGGGTTTATAGAAAAACAAATACCGAATGGACAAATGAGGGCGCATATTTAACCGGAGAAACTCAAATAATTGCATCGCAGAGTTTTAATAAAGGAAATGAGGATATTGAAATTGATATTACTGATTATGTGAACCAGAGATTATTTGGTACTGGATATACAGGAACATCTGCATTTACTGGTGCATCGTTTGGATTGGGAATTAAGTTTGCTGAAATCTATGAGGAAATTGAGACTGAATTCAGACAAGCAGTTGCTTTTCATGCAAAGAATACCAACACTTGGTATGAACCATATATCGAAACCATTATTGACGATACTATAGCCGATGACAGGAATTATTTTTATCTTGATAAAGATAATGACCTTTATTTATATGTTAATATCGGCAATTTCCAGCAAAACATTGAGGTGAATGAAGTTAACATTTTTGATTACGAAGATAACCTAATACTTACTCTGAGTGCGGATTCTGTTACACACGTGAGTAAAGGAATTTATAAAATCACTTTAAACATTGATTCTGACACATATCCAGATGCCGTTTTATTTAAAGATGAATGGCATATAACCATTAATGGTAAAGAAACAACTTACTCTGGAGAATTTTATTTAATTTCACCAGACAAGTATTTCACGTTCAATCAATCAAATACAATTAATTTTGATAATTATTTCTTTTATTTCTGGGGAATTGGTGAAAAAGAAAACGTTAGACCCGGTGTAGTAAAGAAAATTAAATTAACTATAAAGGAATTGTATGCAAATCAGAATAATTTCATACCTTTGGACATTGAGTATAGATTATATACTACCTTGGGGAAGAAATATGAGATTGATGTGATTCCCTTTACTGCTGTTAATAGAACAAATAGCGGTTATGAGTTTAATCTTGATACTTCTTGGTTAGTACCTCAAGATTATTTTTTACAAATCAAAATGAGGAATGGTAGTTACTATGAAAACAAGCAAACACTTTCTTTTACTGTGGTATCCGATGGTAAAATAAAACCATAAAATTTTATAAAAACCCAAGTTTATTTTTAAAAATCCTTGTATTTATACAAAATGCAAGATATATTTGTACTGCAATTTTAACAAATTGAAAAATAACAATTATTGTAAATTTTATTGAAATGGAAAATGAAAAAAACACGTCAGGTGTTGAAAACAACAACCTGTCAGATTTGAAGCAAATGTTTGCTGATTATCAGAAAAAATCACAACCCACAAAGAGGAAATCACGTGAAGATTTATTAGCGAAGTACTTCGTTCCTCGAAAAACCAGAGAAACATTTAGGATTCTACCCCCAAAACCCGGTAAAAAACGTATTGAAGAAGCATTCTTCCATGCAGTTCCTACCACTATTGCTGGTGGAAAAACAAAGCACGGAACAATCATTTATTGTCCTGCTCACAATGACCCCAAGGTAAAAAAATTGGATGGCAATGGCAATCCTATTTTAGACCAGAATGGCAATCCTGTGATGATTCCTGCACCATGTCCTTTGTGTGCTAAAGCCAAAAAAATTCTTTCGACCCAAGACCCTTCATTGAAAGGTGTTAAGAAGGAAAACATGAATGAAGCGCAAAAACTTGTTTTCGAGAAAAATAAGAAGATTTTCATGGATGCCAATAAATGGGAAGCCAAAAAATTCTACATTATTCGTGGAATTGATAAAGGCGTTGAAAAAGACGGAGTGAAGTTCTGGAGATTTAAACACAACTTCAAAAATCAAGGTACTCTTGATAAATTACTTCCTATTTTAGACCAGTATGTTTCAAAATTCGGTGCTGACTATTCAGACACCGTAGAAGGTACTGATTTAACCATCCTTATGGTCGATAGCGAATTCAATGGTCGTACTTATAAGGCAATCTCTGCTATCATGTATGATGGTAAGTCAAAATTACATGAAGACCCAATTGTTGTAAAACAGTGGCTTGATGATGACATTAGTTGGAGAGATGTTTTCCTTCCAAAGAAAGCACCGGGAATTGAACCATATGAATTTCTTGAAATGGTTGCAAACGGCACTAATCCTTATTGGGATGACACCGATTCAAATAACAAGCGTTGGGTATTTCCGGGTCGTCCAGACTTAGAACTGGCAGCAAACACTCGTACACGTAACCTTGATGCGGATGATGAACAAGAATTCGAACAGGCTTCGGATTTGGATGAAGATGGTGCACGTATCACAATCGGTAACATTACAGAATCAAAGGTTGGGACATACAAGGATGATGTTGTTGACCTAACAGCAAGTGCAGTTGGTGCTTCAACTGATGAAGAAGCAGATGAAAACCTTGATGCTGAAGATGTTCTTGACGGTGGAGAAGAAAGTTATGATGACTTGCCCTTCTAAAAATTACACAAACTAAAAGGGGACAAATTCTGTCCCCTTTTTACACTAAATTAATTTAATTCATGGCAAAAGAAATTGAAGTTCCTACAAACGATAGGGTTAGAAAACCAACACCTAAAAAGAATTTTTCTTTAGAGGATTTTAAAAAGAAAAGCGGTGGAGTTGATGTTCCAGACAAACCATTAAGGTGGATATCTGCATCAGAAGCATTACAAGCATCAACAGGATTACCGGGTTTCCCAATGGGATATGTATCACTTGCACGTGGTTTCAGTAATACTGGTAAATCAACTGCAATATGTGAAGGTATTGTTAATGCTCAGAAAATGGGCGTACTTCCAATTATAATCGATACCGAAAATAACTTAGGTAGAGAACGTTTATCAAAGATGGGATTTGATTGGGAAAGTGGTTTTTATTATGAGGTAAATAATGATTATCTTCTTAATAATTTCGGAAAGAAAAGAGACCCCAAAAGAAAAGAAGCAAGTATTGAAGACTTGAAAGATGCTATTGATTATTTTATTGATGAGCAGGATGCCGGAAATCTACCATTTGATTTATTATTTGCAATTGATTCACTTGGAACACTTGATTGCAACAGAACAATCATGGCACAGGAAAATAACACAAGTGATAACAACATGTGGAATGCCGGAGCATTTGAAAAACAATTCAAATACCTGCTCAATAATACAATTCCAAGCAGCAGAAAAGAAAATAAACCATATACCAATACTGTTATTGGAGTTCAGAAAATCTGGATTGATAACATGGGTATGGGTGTTGTAAAACATAAAGGTGGTGAGACATTTTATTATGGTTCACGTCTTATTTATCATTTCGGTGGTGTTGCAGCACACGGAACTAAAAAGGTAGAAGCTACAAGTAAAAAACGTAGTGTTACATACGGTATTGAAACCAACGTAAGCGTTGCTAAGAACCAGATTGACTGTGAACTTGGTGGTGTTTCATTCGAAGGTAAAATCATATCAACACCGCATGGATTTATTGTACCTGAAGGCATTGATGAATACAAAAAAGATAATTTATTGTATTTCAGAAATGCACTTGGTTCAGATGTTAATGTTGAAGACATCGAAGATAAATTTACCGAAATAAAAGCTGGGGAAATCTTAGAAATAGGATGAAAATCAGAACTTTGTTAGTGGATTCCTCTTTCCTTTTGAAACGCTCGTTTCATGGTGCAAAGGACACCTATACGTCTAAATTTGGACATATAGGTGGACTTTATTCATTTATGACTACGGTTCGAAAACTTATTAAAGAACATAAAATCAATAAGGTTGTTCTTGTTTGGGACGGTGAAGGTGGGGGCGTTATGCGTCACCGGATTGATAGAGAATATAAAGCAAACCGTAAAACCAAAGAATGGTACAAAAAAATTGAGATGACTGCTTCTGAAATTCGCAGGGAGAAAGAAAAAGAGGAATCCATTTTAAATCAAAGAAAAAGAATTCAAGCATATGCAGAAGAATTATTTATAAGACAGATTGAGGTCGATGATGTCGAAGCCGATGATTTAATTGCTGCATATTGCTTACATTATAATAATAAAGAAGAGATTTTTTTATATAGTAATGATAGGGATTTCGCACAATTACTCGATTTAAATATAACAATCCTGTTCGCAAACATAGAACAACCAGTTACCAAAATAAATTATATGATGCATTTTAATCACCACTATTCAAATGCACTTGCATTGAAAATTATTTGTGGTGACCCTGCTGACAACATCAAAGGTGTTGGTGGTGTAAAGGAAGACACGTTATTAAAATATTTTCCCGAATTGAGTTTTAAGCATTTGACGGTTCGTGAAATTTGTGCCAAAGCCGATGAAATAAATAAACAACGAGCATTGGAGAAAAAGAAACCATTAAAAGCACTGGAAAACCTAATTAATAATATAGAAAGACTAAAGACCAATTTTCAATTAGTTAATTTAAGACAACCAATGCTTACAGAAAATGCCAAAGAAGAGTTGTTGCAGTTAGATGCTCCCCTCTCACCGGAAGACCGTGGAAGCAAAAATTTATATAAAATGATGCTTGAAGATGAGTTTCTCACTGTCTACACAAGCACATTTCCGAATTATGTCGAACCTTTTTATTCAGTCATCATGAATGAGAAACAGCTACTTACAGAATATCAAAAAAATAAATCAAGAACTTTATAAAAAAGTCTTTTACTTTTGATGTTTTGTAGTTATATTTGTCCCTATAGTATTAACCTTTTAATATAAATTAAAATGAACGAGAAAGAGAAGGATTATTCCAACCAGTTTAGATTCTCAGTATACCAAGAAGATGTTTTATTGGGAGAGAAAGTTTTTGATGCAAATCAATTTAATCCCTTCACCAGACATTCAATTGATATCCGGGAAGTTTTACCAAAAACAATCACTAAACTACAAAAGACACTTTCTAAAAGAAATTATGATGTTATTGCAGATGTCGGTAGAATTGATACTACCACACCCGATTCTGAAAACAAAGTATACGATTTATTCCAGTATCACCAAAAAATGATTAGTCTCTACCCCAAAGAATGGAGAGAGGATATGAGATATTCACCAAACTCCATTACTCAACAGATTGAAGAAAAGGTAATAAGAGGGGTTGAATGTAAAATGGGTTTTTACATTAATGATAAACCAATTGTTGAGAGATTATTTTACGTTGATGGATTTAATCCGGTTGCCAGATGGTCAGTGGATTTAATTGACGCAATCGTTGAGGCTGCAGATATTATACAGAATAAAATTAAAAGAAACGACATTTGTAATATGTGGGACGATTATGATTTGATTAACATCAGGGGATTGTCAATCAATCAGATTCGTGAACTTTCTCCTGCTAAAAGGGGAGAGATGTTGAGGAAACTCAACAGAAATTAAATAACTGTATTGGGGAATAGTTGCTATTTCATATTTTTTCATAAGTTTTCTTCTTTCTTCTGCAACTATTCCCTTTTTTTGACACATATTAATAATGAGTGATAGTACAAATACATTTTCTGCATATCTCGGTCCTGATTTTCAACAAAGCCTAATGTGGCAATTGCTTGTAGAACCGGAGTTTGCAGAAAAAACAATACCAAATTTAGAAGTAGAATACTTTGATGACCCTTATTTAAAAAGGCTGTTTCTCATCATTTTGGAGTATTATAAAGAGTATGAAAAAGTACCAAATCTTCAAAATAAAAGTATACATCTTGCAATTAATTCTTATAAAACTCCGAACAACATAATCGAGGAAGAATCCTTATTTGCTGTAATTAAACGTGTTGAATTATGGAATGAAAGGGTTTTAAATAAAGAAATGCTTTATGACGGTATTGTTGTACAAAAGGCAACCAATAATTTCATTAAACAACAGGAATACAGGAAGATAGGTGAATATATTTTAGCTAAAACCAAAAGTGGTGAAATAAAACATAAACACACTCTTGGTTATATTGAAGAAAAATTCTTGAAAATCTCACATATTGGTGAAGAAGAAGATTATGGTACTGAAGTTACAGATAACATTGAAAAGGCATTAAGAAAAGAATTCAGAGAAACAATACCCACTGGTGTTGAAGTTATTGACGTACTTACTGGTGGTGGGTTAGGTAAGGGAGAAATTGGTGTAATATTAACACCATCGGGTGTTGGTAAAACAACATTACTAACAAAAATAGCAAATACCGGACTTGAAGTTGGTAAAAACGTACTTCAAATCGTCTTCGAAGATACTGTAGAACAGATTCAGAGAAAGCACTTTACAATTTGGACAAAATCTAAGTTGAGCCAGTTAAATGAAGATGATGAAAATGAGAGAGTAACTAAACTTTCACATGAAAAAGCCGATGAATTAAGAAAAAGGGGTAGAGGTAAACTCATGATTAAGAAATTTAGTCAGGAGAACACCACTATGATGGATATTCGTAACTGGATTACAAGGCATCAGAAAAAATATGGATATGTTTTTGATGAAATTGTTTTGGATTATCTGGATTGTTTGGAATCTCATAAAAAAACTGCAGATAGAAATGAAGCTGAACTTGTAATTGTTAAATCATTCGAAGCACTTGCCGGAGATTTGAATATTCCTGCATGGACTGCAATTCAGTCAAACCGTAGTGGTTTCGATTCTGAATTCGTTGAGGTTCATCAAACTGGTGGTAATATAAAGAGAGTACAAAAAGCACACTTTTTCATGAGTGTGGCAAAAACTCCTGAACAAAAAGAAGCACATCTTGCTAATATCAGAATTATTAAAGCAAGGTTTGCACAAGACGGTCAGACTTTTACGAACTGTATCTTCAATAATGATACAATGGAAATCAAAATCGAAGATGACAGGTATAAGTATAGCAAGATGAGTAAAAACATCAAGCACCACGATACTCCAGATATTGACAAATTGGAAGATAAGACAAATAAGACAGGTACTGCTATTCATATACCTGTTAGTGAGTATTATGGAAATATAATTGAGGGAAAACTGAAAGATGATGCCGTAAATGATACTCCAAATGATGCTGTAAAACCCGGTAAAATTCAATCGTATAAAGATAGTTTAGAAGATTTGATGTCCGGTAAAACTGGAAATAATGTGCCTGAGACTGTAGAAGATATTGTAGTGCCGAGTACTGGAAGTATATTAGAAATAGATGAAGAAGCTACTGACGAACCTGATGGTGTAAGTGATGGTGTAAATGAGGGAGTAAGTGAGGGAGTAAATGAGGGAATAAACACAACAGATACTGATTTTATAATGGATAGTTGGACTGGTGAAACCTTTTATACTAATGTCATTGAAAAGGAAGTCGAGTTAAAAGACGTACCTAATATTGTGCAAGAATCAGTTGAAACACTACCCGAAATTCAAGAAAGAAAAGAAATTTTACCACCAGTTCAAAAAAATATTAATACTGAAATAGATGTTAATGACAGGTTAATTGACCCGGATGCACCACAAGATAATGAAAAATTTATAAAAGAAAAGTTGGCGCAATTACGTAAAAGACAGAATGTTATAAAAAAAGAGTGAAAATTTTTATAAAAAAATGTAACTTTTTGTAAAACATCAAGTATTTATTTTTCCAGAGGTCTATAAAAATATTTTTATTTTTTTTCAAAAACACTTGCATATTAAAAAAAGGTGTTTTATATTTGCAGAGTCTTTGGACAACGTTCTTTTAAGAAATGAATTTTTTTACATGGGGAGATAGCAAAAACAAAAACAAGAAATACTATCTCACTGCTCTCTTCACAGAGAGAACTCGTAGTGTTTTCAGTAAAGGTAAAGCAATTGAGTTGAAATCAATAGATTACAGGTTCGAGTCCTGTTCTCCCCACAAAGTTTTTAAGGGTTTTTCACAAAAACCCTTTATATTGCGGGATGGTAGAAGTGGTATCTCGCTTGGCTCATAACCAAGAGGTCGGGGGTTCGAATCCCTCTCCCGCTACAAAAAGAAGAACTGATAGTTTTTACAGTAAATTTGACGGTAAATCAGACACTTACAACACAAGACTAACGAATTTCTTCTAAAATTATAATTCCCCGTTGTCCCTGTGGCAACACAAACTTCGGGGTAACGTTCTTTAAAGTACAAAGGGAAAACGAAAAGTGTTTACAGTAATACGGAGGTTCGAATCCTTCATTTTCAGCCAAAATTGAAAATTAGACAAGCGGTTAAGTCACAAGTCGGTTAAACTTGCATTAAAAACAACAAATACTTTTAAAATGTTCCCTAAGTTATTAAGTGGTGACGGTTAGCAAATAAGATTTATTTAATATTAAGCAAACCCCACTGCTTAAAGTTTTTGGCTGTTGGTATCAGAATTTTTTAACAAAAAAGGGGCATACCACCTAACATTTGAATTTGCGTTTTAAACGCACGAGAGGTTAAGAATGGTTTTCTAAGTAGAAGTACTGAGTTTTTCAAAAACAAGAAATTTGGTGGAAGAACTGGCTGTGTTTACAGTAAATTGAAAAATGTAATCCCGCTCATGAGAGGCGGGACAAACTTACCAAAATACAACCGAACTTCTTCTCTTTTTTTTTAGAAGAAGAGTATTCCAAAATGAAAAATGGGTGGGGACTTGGAGCAGAAATGTTTCATCTCACCCATTTTTTTTTTGATTTTTTTTGTAAATTGAATTATAATTGTTATTATTGCAGAACGAAATTTTAAACACATATAGATTATGGAAAAATTGGTATTAACACAGAAGATGCTTACAAGCGTTAAGCAGTCATTAATTGAAGGTTTAACAATTGCATCAGGTAGCAAAAGTTCAGCAACTTACTACCACAAAAAGGATGAACAGATGAAGGCATTACAGACTCAGATTAGGAGTATGTATAAACTTTCAAAGGAACTTCCATTAATTATTGCAAGCCAAAAAGGTGCTACCGGAAGATTTGTGTCTGAGGTATTGCTTAACGAATTCAAAGAAACCTATAGGGGTGGTGCTTGTAATATAGTTAATCCAATTGACTGGTATGATAATGGATTATCTGATAAGGCAGTTCTTAGTGCGTTGAATAACCTTGCAGGTTCTGATAATGGTATTACCTATGCGTTACGTCTTTTCATTGATTTGAAAAAATCAAGGATTAACAACGAAAGGTCAAGGAAAATTGTACTCGGCTTCATTTGGGGTCAGTCAAACCTTGAATTCTATTCATTGAAGTACCGTAACAAACTTGCAAATATTTTGAAGCACACCTATGGAACAAAAAGAACTTCAATTCTGCTTTCAATTGCACAGAAGTACGTTACTTATGGTAACAACCTTCTTATTGGAACTGAAAAGGAAATGGGTATTGCAAATGATTTGCTTTTGAAATACTTTAACGGTGACACAACTCGTGCATTTAAGTTATTGTTATTCATCTTCAAAAGAGATACTGGTATTGACTACAGTGAATTCAGTATTTTAAATGAATATCAGAAGGCAAAAACTGACATCACCAATGTTCAGAATGTACCGGAAGAAGTATTGCTCGGTTTAATTTCTTCTGTAACTCACCCACAGTACCACAGTATGTGGGCAACTGCTGTTCAGAGAGAAGCAACAAAGGCTTTGGTTCGTAAGAATGTTAAGGTAACTTCGGTTAACCAGCAGGTTCGTCAGACCAAAAGTACTGCGAAGTTGGGTGTTGAAAAGCATGTTGAACTTGAAAAAGCAACTGACTTCATGGCACTTTACAAGACAGGTTATGAAAATGGTTTCACACCTGAATTGAATGTTGCAATTAGTAAACTTGCTGAAAAGAAAAAGATTGCAGGTTTCTTCTACCAGAGTATTGGTATTGTTGTCGATGACAGTGCTTCAATGACTGGTCATAAGGCTGAGTCAAAGAACACTCCAAGGGCAATTGCTGATTTCACTGCAAAGGTATTGGGTAGGTCAGCAGATGTTGCAACATTTGTTAAGACTCGTGACGAAATTACTGACTTGGCAAGTTCATTCATTGAATTGCTTAAATCAGAAAATACTGCACGTCCTTATGATGCGATTTTCATCTTAACTGATGGTTATGAAAATGCTTACGATGGTCTAACCAACGAAGTTATTTCAATCTGGCAAGCAGAATCTGGTAGGAGCATTCCGATTTTCCAGATTTCACCAATCACCAGTGCTGAAATGGGTGCTAATGTTCGTAAATTGGGTTCGGGTGTTGTCACAATGGCAATCAATAATCCAGTTGCACTTCAGCCACAGATTAACGCAAGGTTATTGGAAATCGATACCCCAAGGTGGCTTGAAAATCAGGTTCGTGCTTTAGAAGCTGCACCTGTTAAGAGGTCAAATAAAATTAGTGTTAACGCTTAAAAATTAAAAACATGAATACAAGAGATTTCACAGAATTACTTAAAGGTTGCCGTCCTGTCAAGGATAGTGAAGGTAACATTATCGTTCAGTCAATTATGAACATGCAAATCGTGTGTTTAACAACTGACAAAGAATTCTCATTGGACGAGCGTTTTGCTAATCCTTTGACTTCATTGACTGCTGGTAACAGTTCATATGGTCAAATCAGTTTCACCAATAAAGAGAATAAGGAAGTTATTCTTCCTGCTCAGATGGCTGTTATGACAAAACAGAGTGCTCAGAACCACGGTATGGTGAAGGCAGGTTATGTTGAACCTAAAGCACAAACTACATATCATGATGCTGGTTGTGTACAGGGTGGACAGACTGGACACTTCCGTGGTACTCAGGAATTCCGTATGATTCCAGTAACCATGCGTGAAATGTTATTCGATGCCGTTGGTCAAACATCAGGTCACGGTAACATCTATCCTGCTATTCAGAAGTTGGGACAGGATACTCAGTGTAATTCCGGTAATTACTTGGACGTTTACTTTAATAAGTATGACAAGAAACTCGAACAGTTCATTGCACACTTCGAACGTCCAAAAAATCTTATCGGTATTGTTGTGTTGATTGATGGTGAAATTGTCGCAGTCGATAAATTTCCTTCATTCACATACGCTGAACAGGTTTGGGATTTGATGATTCGTGATTGTTACGGTGCACTTGCAATTATCAGCGAGTTAAAGAATAGGACTTCAATGAATGTTTTCACCGAAACATACAATGAAATGAAGAAAAGTCATCAGGATAATATCATTGATTTGCTTGAAAAATCTTTGAAGAAAGTAAAGCAGACCATGACCGCAAGCGTGCATGAAAAGATTCAGGAACTTCTTGAACTTACATTCAATGCAACTGCAGATACTGAAGGACAGTCAACTTCAAGAACTGCACCAAAGTCTTTTGTTCTTAAAACAGAAGGGTACGTTGGTCAGGTAATTACTGAAAACGAATTTAACCACTTAGTAAGTGTTGTTAAACGTGACAGGTTCGACCCAAATGCACTTCGTGAGGTAAATGAACTCAGGAAGAAAGCAAGAAAACAAGAAAGATTTAGTCTTTAAGACAATCTTTAATATAGCAACCCCGGAAGAAAAATCTTTCGGGGTTTTTTTATTTCCGGCAATTTTTAATCTTTTCTTTTGTATTTATTATAAATAAAACCGAAGCGAAAACTTCGGTTTAGGTAACTTACTGAACGGTCATTAAGTTAGCTTAATTTGAAAAATAATATAAAAGATTTAAATTAAAAAATATGCCATTCTTCGCAAGACCTGATTTAAGTGATGAACAATTTAAGCAGTTAACTGGAAGTACGTTGACGTTATCTGGTACGACTGATTTTACAGGTGTTTTAAAATCAAAAGGTATTGAAATAGATGCTACTTCTGGCGGTACAACTGCTGCTGGTGATGCGTTGGTGTTCGATGGGACTAAAATTAAATTAACACCAATATCTGGTGGTAGTGGTAGTGGATTTTATTATGGTGCTTCTCCTACAACATGTACTGTTGGTGGATTACCTGCCGGAACTTCAATAAGTGGAACTTCAATCCAAAATATACTTCAAAGTATATTAGTACCGGAATTATTTGGTACGCTTACAGCACCTTCGCCATCATTCTTAATGCCTGTAACAAATCCATATGAAGTTGGATGTGTTTTAAACTCATTATCTGCAACACTTTCATTTAATCGAGGTTGTATTAATCCTCAATATTGTAGTGCGAGTGATAAAAGAAGTGGAGCAGCAACATGTTATACTTGGAATGATTTTTATTTTAGTGGTCATTCATGTGTAACCAGTTCATCAAGTATATCAGTATCACCGTTTCCTTCATATACTGTGGCTGCTGGTAATAGAAGTGCGTTTGCATGTGTAACATATGCTGCTGGCGTTCAACCTTTAGGTAGTGAAGGTACTGCGTATAATACACCACTTTCTTCGGGTGTAACTGCTCCACAAGTTGTAAGTGTTTGTGGTATATATCCATACTTTTTCGGAAAAATTGCAAGTGGTGGTTGTCCTGCTGGTGTTAATAGACCGACAGATACGACAATATGTAGTTGTATAATAGCTGCCGATTTAAGTAGAAATTCAAACGTCAATAGTGGTCCTGTCATAAATGTGGGATTTAGTAATAGCACCATTAATATTAATTTTTGTAGTACCCCAGATGATTATATATGGTTTGCAATACCAGTCGCATCTACACCAAAAACTTGTTGGTATGTTGACGCAACAAATAAAGGAAGTATTGGTGGTGCTGTGAGTCCGGGTGGTAATTTATTTCCTGCTGCTTCAAATATTACAGACATAACAACAATATGTTGGAGTGGTCAAACATATCAAGCATATATTAGTAATTATCAAACATGTTCAACTGCGGTAATGCAATTAAGGAATATTTAAAAACATATAAAAATGGCAATAATTTTAAATGATAATATTAGAATAAATGCGGGTAAACCTGTTAATGCAAAATATTTAAGCAGTGGAAATACCGCTTATGTTTCTGTTGCAGCAGTAAATGCAGCAATAAGTATTCCTGAAAGACATATTGGTTTAACTGTACTTATTAATACTGGTAGCAGTAATACCGAATACTGGTATTATGCGGGTGTAGCTGACATTGATTTAATTGAAAAGAAGTATGCTTCGGAACAAATTGTTGGTGACTTTATTACTGGTGCAACAAATTTAGGTTTTTTTAGTGGATTTACTGGTGTGCAGAGACTTGCATTAAGTGCATTTCCTTCAGGATATGATGGATTTTACTATTCACAATATAATAATTACTACATAGATTCTTCAGATATAGTAAGAATAGGAACTCCTGTATATAATGGAGCACAAAGACGTGGTTATTATAATCCATTACAGAATAAGTCATGGGTATTTTATCAAGACACTTCTGCTTGGACACTCATGGATGGTAATGTTGCCGAAAGTGTTGGTGATTTAGTTGTACCAGTATCTTACGCAGGTGTTGGATATACCAATACACAGTGGACAGGATTTACGACAAATGGTAGTAATTCAGTCACTCCAACTGGTAGTCTTACAACTGGTACTACACTAACAATAGGAAATCCAATTTATAGAAATAAAACTAATCAGGATTTACATTTAAGAACAATAATTAATGATACTCCAGACACAATGGGAATTACTTTTGATGATAATTTCATTCATTTTTCTGGTGTTTCAAGTGTTTTAACTGGACAGAACGTTGGTATAGGTAATGAGGTTTTTAAACAAAGAACCGGAACTACATTACAATTCCGTACACTTGTTGGAAGTGGAGACACAAATATCACTCAAGTCGGTGATACTTTGGTATTCTTTTCTACTTCAAGTGGTGGTAGCGGTGTTGAGTTAACTGGTGCAACAAATATTGGATTTACTGGTGGTACTGGTATTTTTGATAATAAAAATAATAAAACATTAGAGTTTAGAAATATTGTTGGTAGTGGAAGTACATCGGTTTCACTATCTGGCAGTACTGTAATTATTCAGAGTCAGGGTGGAAATACTTTAAATGTTGCTGATTTCACAACTACGGGATATACGGCAACAACTGAAAGTGATTTTATTGGTGCAAGTGGTGGTACTACAATATTTTTACCCGCTTCTCCAAAAGATGGACAGAGAATTGTGGTTTCAGATATTGCGGGAAATGCTTTAAGTAATTCAATATGTATATGTTCTACTGTACCATCACAACATATTGTAGGTGGCTCAACGGCAACAATTAATACAGAATACGGCTCAATTACCTTTATTTTCAACAGTAAATGTTTTTGGAGTACTGCAGCATTTATAAATTAAAAAAATTTTCAGTTGTGAAAAGACTTAATGCGTTTTGAAACTATTTATTAGAAACAGAAAAATAATAATAAGAGATTAAATAAAAACAAAAACTATGGCTTTTAATACAAAAATTAAAATAGATGACCAACATGTTGAACAAAGCGTTGGTACTACCCTAACTCTTAGCGGTAATACAAGATACGGTTCTCATCCAACATTTACTGGTGATACACAAATCGTTGACAAAAAATATGTTGATGATAATATCGTTACAGCTACTGGTAGTACAGTATATTTACCACCATTATTATCACCTGCTGCAGTTGCTGTTGGTGGAATTGATGTTGGTTATGTGTTAACCGGAAAAACAAGTAATGAAATTATTCAGGATTTATTGTTTCCTGAAATTTGTGGAACACTTACTGCTCCCTCAACATCAACATCGTTGTCTCAAACTGGTACACGTGAAGTTGGTTGTGTATTACCATCAATTAATGTAACAAGTACATTTAGTAGGGGTAGTATTAACCCACAAGGTTGTAGTGCTTCACCATTTAGAAGTGGTGCAGCAAATAGTTATGTTTTTAGTGGTACACAGGTTGCTGGCACATATTCATGTACAACATCGCCCGTAATTAAAGAAGTAACAGGTTATACTGTAGGTGCTGGTGCAAATACTTGGGGTTCATGTACATTCTATGATGCTGGTGTTCAACCAAAATCAAATAAAGATAATGATTTTAGTTCACCATTGGGTGCTGGAAATACAACAGCAAGTAATGCTTCGTTAACCGGATTATACCCATATTTTTATGGTGTGAGCGCAAGCGAACCAACAGCAGATTCAGCATTGCTTGCTACAGGTAGTAAGGTTGTTGCAACAAGTACAGCACAAATAAATATCACATATGGTTCACAAACTAATAAATATTTATGGTTCGCAACACCTGCTGCAAGTACAACTAAATTAGGTTGGTATGAAGGTCCTACCAATAAAGGTAACATTGGCAGTCCTGCAGATTTATTTGATGCGCCAAGTACTGTAAGCGTTAACTCGCCTGAGTCATGTTGGAGTGGTCAGAGTTATAAGATATATATAAGTAACTATCCGACTGATACCAGTGCAAATGCATATTGTATGACAAACACAGCACAACAATAATAATAAAACGGAAAATATAAAAACAAGAAAAAATGGCAATTAATTTAAATGATAACATACAAGTACTTGCTGGGAAACCAACCGATGCAAGATATCTTAATAATTTAACACCATATGCTGATGTTTCAACAGCAAATGCTGCAATAGCAAGTAACTTGAGATATACTGGCTTAACAGTAAATATTGCTGGTGAGGAATACTGGTACAAAGACGGTATAGGTAATGGTGACCTCGTACCTAAAGATAATTCAACTGATGCTACAGCAACATATGATAAAGTCTGGATGTCAGGTACAACTGAAACAGGTTTAAATTTAAAAACATGGTATGATACCGTTGAATCAGCAGGTCGTATCAGTGGTGGAACGATAACACAAGGAGTGGGTGCAAGTGTAAACGTAGCAGCAGGTACAGGTTTGATTAAAGATGGTACTGGTGATACTGCACAAAACAGATATGTTACTTGGAATGCTGTATCAAACTTAGCAATTGCAGATGGATATTCATATATTTATTATGATGCAGTTGATAAGCAAATTAAAGCAAGTACAAATGAAGCACAAATTCAACGTAATGACAATTTCAACTTAGGTAGAGTTTTTCATGACGATACGTTGAATCTTACAATCATTAGACTTTGTGGACAAAATCTTTGGAATCTTAATCGTAGACTTCACCTATATGGTGACCAAGTTTATGGTGTTCAGAGAGCAAGCGGTTTGGTTACAACAAGTGTTTCAGGTTTAACTATTCAAGTTAGTGCAGGTGTATTATGGGCAGAAGTTCTTAATAGATTTACCACAGAAGATTTTGATAGTATAACCGATGATTTCAGAGAATGGTATAGAATTGCAGGTACTTGGAATGCTCCAAATATTACAAGTGGTAATATAAATAATACAAATTATAACCAAAATAGTACTTCTGTTACTTCTTTAAGTACCGGATATTATACAATTCGTTGGGTATATGTGGTTCATGATGGTAGTATTCATGTTGTTTATGATACAAATCAGTATTCAGGCTTAACTCAAGCGCAACTTGCAACACCACCTGCAGCATTACCTCCAGTTGTTTCAGGTTATGCAACTCTTAGTGCAAGAGTTATTGTACAAGAAGGTAATTCAACAATTGTTGAAGTAGACTCTGCATATGAACAGGTTTTTGTAACACAGAGTGTTGCAACTCACAATGATTTAGGTGGAATTCAGGGTGGTACTGCAGGTGAATATAATCACTTGACCGATGCACAAGTAATTCAGGTTGAAAATATTGATGATAAACTCGATGCAGATGTTTTCACTGGATATACTGCAACAACCGATACAAGACTTGAAGGTATTGAGGATGACATCGACTATTTAAGTGGTCAAACCGATACTAAATTAGCAATAACTACTTTCAATTCATATACAGGTACTACAAATACGAGATTGATTGGTATTGAAGGTGAAATTGATGACCTTCAAACATGGAGTGGTGCAACTGATACAAGACTTGATGATATTGAAGAAGTTACAGATATTGCAGTTACGGGGGCAACAAGTGGTTTAGGTAAAACAGGTAGAAATGTGTGTCTTGGTGGTTCTTTAGCTGCTAATACAACTATTTGCTTGGATTCTGGAAGTCTTAATTTTAACTCTGGAACAGCAACAAGTCAATTTAGTTCATTAGGTACAATATTGAATTTCAATGGTTCTTGTATTTATTTAACCAACAGTGGAAACGATTTTAAATTAGTTCATCGTCAGGGAAAATGTGTTAATATAACCAATTCCGGTTTAACATATGGTGGAGATTATGAAAGTACTTTCCTTGACCGTACTCTTGTTACAAAGCAATATGTTGATGATTTAGTTGCTGCAAGTGGTGTAACCGCAAGTAATGGTTTAAATGTTGATGGTGTTGATGTTCAACTTGGTGGTGCTTTAACTGAAACCACAACAATATACGGTTCACAAACATTAAATATTAATGTTAATCAGGCTAATTTAACTGGTAGTACAGGCGTTAATTTAACTGGTGAGGTTAGATTAAAAACAACTCCCGCAAACTTTGCTGGTGATGTACTTACTTTTGACCCGTCTGATGGTTCGATTTCAAAAACTACTTTAAGTTCACTTGGTGGTCTTACTGGTGCTACAAACGGTTTAAGTACTGATGGACAAAATGCTATTCTTGGTGGTGCATTAACTGAAGATACTGAAATTACTGGTGCATTTGACTTATCATTAGGTACTTCAGGTAGTAAATTAGATTTACTTGATGTTCATACATCAGGAAATGTTGAAATTACAAGTGACGCTAATTTAGTAATGTCACTTTCTGGTGGTACAATAACCACAAGTGATTTAAGAGGTTTACGTTATACTACAGATTATAGTACAACTTTCCAAGATAGTTCACTTGTGACAAAATTATATGTAGATACTGTTGCAGCAGGTTTAGACCCAAAATCAGCAGTATTGGTAGCAACAACAGGTTCTAACTTAGATTTAAGTGGAACAGAAACAATTGATGGTATATCGCTTCTTGGTGGTGAAAGGGTTCTTGTAAAAGACCAAACAGATGAAACTGAAAACGGTATTTATATTGTTAATTCTGGTGGTACTTGGACACGTTCATCAGATTTTGATGATAGTCCTGATGGTGAAGTAAGTGAGGGTGCATTAATACCAGTATTAAGTGGTAGTACAAATATTAATAGTTCTTGGATACTTATTTCAAAAGACCCAATTACTTTAGGTTTAACAGATTTAGTGTTTACTAAATTCTCACAATTACTTGATGTAAGTGCTGGTGATGGTATTAGAATTGATACCACAGGAGAGACCAAAGAAATTAATGTTGAATTGGCAAGTAACTCAGGTCTTGAATTTAGTAGTGGCGATTTAAAAATTGATTTAGCAGATAATTCAGGTTTACAATTATTGTCAACCGGATTAACAGTAAATTCAGCAATTGCAGGTAACGCTTTAGATTGGAGTGCAGGTGTTATTGACGTAAATGTTAGTGATATTAACACACAATTAGGTGGTGTACTTTCAGGTGTAACAAATGGTTTAACTGAATATACCACAGGTGTTGTTGGTCTTGGTGGTTCATTATGTCAAGCAACAGATATAACAATTGTGGAAGGTACTAATTTAAGAATTATCGATAGTAGTACCACAGTAAAACAAGGTGTTATTTATGGTGATAATTATAGTGGAAGTTTTGTTGCACGTTCACTTGTAGACGCTGGTTATGTAACTGGTTTAACGAGTGGTTTGGATTCAAGACTCGATACAATCGAAGCTGATTATGTGACTGGTGCAACAAACGGTTTAAGTAAATCAGGTGCACATGATGTTAAACTTGGTGGTACATTAACAGGTAACACAACAATCAATCCAAGTACATTTAATTTGACAATTGGTGATGGAACAACTGAGGTATACATTGACCCAGCAACAAAATTAATTAGTTTATATAATGGTAATTCTGAGATTGATGTTGATAATACTTGTGTAAATATAAGCATGTGTAATAATTCGTTTAAATTGACAAGTGGTTGCACATCAAATTTTGTCAGTTCGGGTGTACAAGAATTTTGTCAAACCAATACATGTATTAGATTGGAGAATGACCAATGTATTACACTTAAATCAGGTGCTGATACTTTACTTATGGATGGTAGCTGTACAGTATTTACAAGTCTTGGTACTACGGGTATTGAATATGCTGCCGATTATAGCTTAACATTTGTTGGCAATTCACTTGTTTCTAAATGTTATGTTGATTCACAAATTTCAGCGAGTGCTGTTACATTCACAAATGGTTTAACAAATACCAGTGGTGTTGTTTGTCTTGGTGGTCAATTAACTGAAAATACCTATATTGATATGACTGGAATTTATGGTTTCACTATTGATAATGGTAGTGGTACTGGTTTATGTATTGATGCTGATGGTCAGCCGATTTTAGGTAATATTGATGAAAGTTCTGGTTATATTTGTTTAGGACCGATGAATGGCGGTATATTCAATGCAAATCCTCTTAATATAGTAACAAATAATACAAATATAACGGCAGGTAATGGTATACACATTTTTGCTAATTCAAGCGAGGAAGTTGAAATAGGTGCAAGCGATAGTGGTGTGCTTTGTCTTACTGCTGCTGGTAATATCTTCACTGATAACAGTGGAAATGGTTATGGTATTCAATACGCTGCTGATTATAGTTTGACTTTCCAAGATGATTCGCTCGTTTCTAAGTGTTATGTTGATTCACAAATTTCAGCGAGTGCTGCAACATTCACAAATGGTTTAACATTAACCAGTGGTGCTGTTTGTCTTGGTGGTAATTTAACTGAAAATACTGGTATTAGTACTGATACTACATATAGTTTTAACGTAACCACTGGTGGTGGTATGGTTGACACTGGTTTACATGTTTGCTCTAATGGTACTGTAATTATTGGTGAAAATACTGGTACAAACGATAAAAATATTGTTTTCCATCCAATGGATGGTATTTGTTTGTATGGTTATAATACCGATGTTAATATTTATACAGCAGGTGCAACACCACCAGCAGCAAATAGTGGTGATATTAATATTCAATCAAGCATATGTAAAATCTTATTAGGTACTGCAATTGGTAATTTAACTATTGATGGTAGTGGTAATGCTGTTTGGACTGATGGTAGAAGTGGTTCTGAAGCAGGTATTGAATATGCTACTTGTTATCATGGAACATTTACTGACCGTTCACTTGTTGATAAAGAATATGTTGATTCTCAAATTTCAGTGAGTGCTGTTACATTCACAAATGGTTTAACAAATACCAGTGGTGTTGTTTGTCTTGGTGGTACATTAACTGAAAACACAACAATTAATGTTGCTGATAAATCCTTTAGAGTTTGTGAAAGTGCAGGTGGATTTGGTTTGGATATTTCAACAAGTGGAAACGTTACCCTTGGTGATGTTTCGGCAAGCAACTCTTCTATAAGTGTCAATGGTTCAACAAATGTCATTTCATTAGATGCTTGTTCAACGAACTTTATTAGATTAACACCTGCAAGTGACTGCGTTCAAATCGAAAACGGTAGTTCATGTGTTGATATGCAAGGTAGTGCTCTTAAACTTACTAATAGTGATACTTGCGCAACATTTGATACTGGTGTTATCACATTAAGTGGTTCAAATACAACAATTTATGGTTCTGTTTGTTTAGCAACAACACCTGCTGCTGGTTCAACAAGCGATAGTGTTCTTGTAAGAACAAGTGGTGGTGAAGTAAGAACCGTTAGTGGTTCAGAACTTGGTGATAAGAATAACATCTACGCAATGACAGTCGTAACTACCAATGTTACTTTAACATCTGGTAGTACATACGTACAGTTAGTTAATTCACCAACAAGTGGTATAACAATTACCTTACCTTCCGGTTCAACAATAACTGATGGACAGGTGTTCAGAATTAAAGATGCTGCAAGTGCTGCAATGAGTTATCCTATTGAGATTGCACCTGCTGTTGGTGATGAGATTGATAATAGCACAAACTCAGCTTTAATCAACACAGATGGTGGTGCACTTGAAATTGTTTGGAATGCTGCTTTGGGTTCATGGTACGTCTTCTCTTTCGTTAACTAATAACGACAATTTTTACAAAAAATGGGAAATCAAAAGTTTCCCATTTTTTTTTCTTGTAAATCGGGATTTTTTGAATTAGTTTCGTATTTATAAAAAAGTATAAAAAATTATAATTATAAAATAAATATTTTGTTCATGAAAAATGATGGTTCAATAAAAAAAGAAGATAAATTTGTTATATTTCATACAGAGGGTGGACATGGTAAACAAGTGATGGCTACTGCAGTTTGTAGGGCAATAAAGAAAAAATATCCAGATAGAAAATTGATTGTTGTAACGGCATGGGACGGTCCGTTCTTTTATAATCCAGATGTATATAGATTTTACACATTTGGTCAAATGCAGTATTTTTTTGATGATTATGTAAAAGAGGATACAATAATTTTAAGACAAGAAGTTTATCATACCGAAGACCATATTTTACAAAGAAAGCATCTTACACAATCTTGGTGTGATATGTATGGTATCCCTCATGATGGCATAAAACCAAAAATCTATTTAAACCCCAGAGAACTCGAAATAGCGAGGGATAAGATAAAACCGGATAACAGACCAATTATGTTATTACAAACGCATGGTGGGTCTCCTACGGGGCAATATTCAAAGAAATCATGGTATAGGGATATGCCAATTGAAATTGCACAAAAACTCGTGAGTTATTTTGCAAAATCGTATAGAATTTTACATATAAAGTCACCGGAGCAACCCGTGTTACAGGGAGTGGAACAATTAACGCTTCCTTATAGGGAACTTTATGCAGTATTCCCATTAAGTACAAAGAGATTATTTATTGATAGTTTTGCACAGCATGTTGCTGCTGCACTGGATTTACAAAGCACCGTTGTTTGGATTGGAAATAAACCCGAAGTGTTTGGATATCCAGACCATATTAATGTTCAACCCAATGCAAATTATGTCCGGGAGTTAAATAAGTTCAGTTATTTAGACCAATTCGACATTAGTGGACAGATACAGCAGTTCCCCTACGATACAGTTAACGTATTTGATATTAATAAAATCATTGAAGCCGTGAACAAACAAAAGTAGAACAAATAAAAAGCCATTTTTATAGTTTAAATAAACCCATTGATACCAACGGGTTTATTTTTTTTCCGTAAACCCGAACTAAGTATTAGTTTTTGAGTATTTATCTTTAAGTAATAATGTTAATTCAAAAATAATATTTTAATGTAATGGCAATAGATACAAAACCGAATCTAAATAGTTGTAAATTTGAGCAATGTGTTAGTGATGTGATGAATTTATCAGGTTGTACTCAAATTTACGGACAACTTGATATTGAAAACGGTGCTACATTAAGTATATGTGGTGGTGCTGGTGTTGGAAAAGTTTTGGTTTCCGATGCATCTGGTGTTGCAACATGGCAAGAAATAAATGTTTCGGCTTCCGGTGATGCAATAAAAAAACAAATTAGCCAATCTTCACATGGGTTTAGTGTTCAGGATGTTATAGGTTGGTCAGGTGGCACATATAATAAAGCAATCGCTGATGGAACATATGATGGTGAAGTTCTGGGTATAGTCAGTAGTGTTCCAAATATCAATGCGTTCGAATTAACACAGGCTGGTTATATAACTGGTTTAACTTCATTGGTTCAAAGTACAACATATTTCTTGAGTGACAGTACTCCGGGTTTATTGACTGCAACAGAACCTACTGGTGATACTCACATAAGTAAAGCGATGTTATTGGCAGATTCAACCACAAGTGGTTGGGTTTTACCTTATGCCGGGTACATAATTACCACAGGCGATACTGCAAGCATTGTAGTTGATACTGAATTAAATACTGGTAGTACTAATCCAGTTCAAAATCAAGCCATTGCAATTGTTATAAATCAAATATTAGGTGTTATTGCAGAACCTCCTGTATATACAGCACCAACAGCTAATTTAACTGCCGGATTAACTCAGACAGTTGAAATGGGTGCTACTGTAACCAATGCGACTGCAAACATAAGTTTCACCCAAAACGATGCAGGTACTGCAACCGGATATGAATTATGTCGTAATGGTAGTAATTATTCAAATAATATGAATAATTTAGTTACTGATACCAACATTACATCTGCAATATCATATGTTGGAAAAGTGAGTTATGCATGTGGTGTAACTAAAGATAATAATCTTGGTATTCCAGACCCAACAGGTAAAATTGTTGCAGGTACTGTTAGTTCCCCAACAAGAACAATCACACCAGTATTAAAACAATTCTGGGGTAGTACTACTGCTGTACCAACTACCTCAACAGATGTAAGGAGTTTAAGTAATAATAACTTTGCAACTGTAAATAGTTTTAACCTCACAACTGGTACTGTAAATAAGATTTTTGCTGTTGCTATACCAAGTACGAAATCAATAACATCTGTAATAGATACAGGTAACTTGAATTTAAATATTACGAGTGAATATGCGTTAATTAATGGTTCTTTTACTGTTAAGGATGCTGGAAATAATGATAGAACATATAAATTATATGCAATGCAAGCCGATACACCGTACCCAACATCAACAACGCATGCAATAACTGTTAGTTAAAAAATAGATAATATGAGTTTAAATCTTCCTTTTGGAATACAACCTATAAATGCATTATCGAATGTAGATGCAAGGTACGGTCCGTGGGCATCTTGCGCAGATGCTCTTACAAATACAGCAGGTACACGTGTAACTGGTTTAACTGTTGGTGTTAATGTTGGTGGTAGTGTTGTCGAATACTGGTTTAAGGATGGTATTGCTGATGGTTGTCTTGTTGAAAAAACAAGTGGTGGTGGAAGTGGTATGCTTAATTGGAGTGGTAGTACATCTAATGCTATTGGTACTTATATGAGTGTTAGTGGTATTTGTGCACAACCAAATCTAACCTTTAATGGTTCTTCATTAAAAGCAACTGGTGATATTTGTGCAAGTACTTGTGTTTGTTCGCCAATTATTTGTTCAAGTGGTTGTGTGAGAATATCGAGTGCTGCTGTTCCAATGGTATTTCATCAAAGTGATGCTGGAACATATTTTAGACTCGTTTACGATGGCGATGATATAAGATATGATTTTGATACAGGTGCTGTTCAAGGCAATTTTTCATCACATCAAACACCACTTTTAATGACAAGGAGTGGTACAACATCATTGAGATATAATGGTTCTCCAAAATTAATAACAACCACAACTGGTGTGGATGTAACTGGTAATTTAGTTACTGATACCTTACAAGTTCAAACAGGTGCTGCTGCTGGTTGTGTTTTAGTATCAGATGCAAGTGGTAATGCAACATGGCAAACTCCCGCAGGTGGAGGAATTGCTGTAAGTGGAACAACTGATAATGCCATAACAACATATATAAACGCAAGTGGTGATATTTGTGCAGAGCCTAATTTAACGTTTGATGGTAGCGTATTGGGTGTTGCTGGAAATATTGTATTTCAAAGTACTGCTGCAAGAACGATATGTATGGCAGCATTAACAACCCCAATAACAAATCCAATTACTTTAAGGGGCACTGATATTAGTTATTATTGTGATGATAGTGGATATGTTGCTGGTGGTGCAGTTAACATTATTGCAGGTACTGGATATAATGAAGATGATAGTGGGGTTGGTTGTGGTTGTGGAGGTCATGTCAATATTTGTGCAGGAACTGGTATTGTTTGTTTTGCAGATACCGCATGTGGTGGTAATGTTAATATTTATGGTGGAAATGCTTCTTATTGTGACGGATTTTATAATGAAGTTTGTGGTGGTGTTGTTAATATATATGGTGGTGTCGGAGATGATGACTGTGGTTGTGTTGCATTACATTATGGTACGACCCTTAGATTTAGTACAACATCAATAGGAACAATTACAAGTGGTGTTCATTATGTCACAACATATGTTTGTAGTCCTATTGTTTGTGGGGTAACTTGCGCAGCAGCACCAATTACTTGTGGAACAACATGTGTTAAAACACCAAAAATAAGAGTAAATGAAACCAATTATGTTTCTGATGTAAATATCGATGCTCATTTCGAATCAACAAACGACTGTGAGGCGGTTAGAATTTATGGTTGGTCTGGTAGCACTACAACAAATTATGGATTAAGAATTTTAAATAAAGGTGGTACTACGGGTGGTGGAAACTATGGTGCACATATTGATGCATATTATACTGCTGGTTCTTCAAGTGGTCGTTCGCACGGTGTTTGGGCATTAGCTGGTGGTAAAACCAGCCGATATAATTATGGTGTAATAGGTCAATTATTAGGTACAAACGATGGTGCAGGTATTGTTGGTATAGCACCAAGTTGTGGTTGGACTACGACATTACCTGTGGGTTGTTGGGGGGGTGTGTTTTATGGTAATACATATACAAATGGAATTTCGTGTGTAACGACTTGTGTAATCACACCCGTAATACAATTAACAACTGGTGCAGCAACAGGTTCTGTTTTGACTTCAACATCAACTGGAGTTGGCGAATGGTGTGCACCTATTGATGTTACAACAAATCTTGCACAATACGATATATTATGTTATAATGGTTCAACAATTACTGGTGCAACTGATATTAGGTTAAAAACAGGTGCAGCAAGATGTATATATTTCAATCAGGCTTCAACAACTACTGGCTCTGCATTAAGCATTGATGGTAATCAGGGTGCAAGTACTTCTGCTGGTGGTGCTGTCACTATTCGTGGTGGCAGTGGTGGTAGTTCCAGTGGTACTGGTGGACACACATATATTTGTGGTGGTGATGCATTTGGTACTGCAACTGGTGGTAATGTGTATATTTGTGGTGGTAGTGCATATGGTGGTGGCAGTGTATGGATTTGCTCATATGCAGGTGTTAGTACGGGAGATGTTCGTCTTTATGCAGGTACTGATTTACAGGTATACGTTGCACCAAATAGCTGTGTATCATTAAGATATGACGGTAGTGAGAAAATTAGAACACTAACCAATGGTGTATGTGTAACAGGTATCGTGTATGCAAGTACTTGTGGTAGTGCACCTGATTGGGTAGCAACTTCTGACTGTAGATTAAAAGAAAATATAATACCAATATCGAATGCTTTATCAAAGATAAATCAATTATGTGGTGTTTATTATAATCTTTGCTGTGACGAAAAACGTGAAAGAAATATGGGTCTTATTGCACAGGATGTTGAAAAAATATTACCGGAGATTGTATCACATAGTCAACCAAATGAAGATGATTTCGAATATGGTATATGTGACGATAAATTAGGTCTTAAATATGGAAAATTAACTGCGGTATTAATTGAAGCAATTAAAGAACAACAGTTACAAATTAATAAATTAGAAGCAGAAATCTGTAAATTAAAAGGATAATTATAACATGGGACAGGCAATAAGTGTTAATGGTAGACTTCTTAGTTTTGGTGCTGGTGCAATTAATCTTACATGCATTGACCCAGCAGATATAACCATATCACCAACTTCATTTACGAATATCAGTAATACTGGCAGAACGTGTTCTGTGAGCCTATGTGGTCACGTTTATAATAAAACAACATTGGCAAAAGTCCCGAATGTTTCTTGGATTACAGTATCGTCTCCACAATATCCAGCACCCGCACCGGGAACTACAGTAAATCTTGAAATTGCTCAAAATTGTGATACAGCAAGAAGTGCAACAATACAATTTATACCAAATGTTGGAACAACCAAATGTGTTAGTATTTCACAACTTGCTGCCGACCCCGTTTATTTGAGTTCAATAAATAGTTATGATTCTGGCTATTATAGTTATTGTCTTTCAAAATTATGTGGCGTTTGTGTTCCAAGTACTTGTACAACTATTTGTGTTTATTATGATTTATATGGGGACTCAATGTCAGGTGCTGAGATGTGTATATTATGTAATTCCATTCAAATTTTAGGATGTAGTGTTTATGAAAACAGTGATTCAGGAGATTATTCATTTACTGTAAAATCAACAGATAATGTATGTTTTTGTACAAATGCCTCTATTGACGGTCCTTACGGATATGCTGATGCATCAATGTATATTGGTGAAATAACACAGGTTTCTGGTTCATATAGACTTGGAGACCCATATTATCAAAGTAGTTATGTTTATGGATAATAATTAAAGTATTTAATAAAAAATTTAAATAAAAAATATGGCAAAAATTGATTTAATAACCCTTTCAGGGTTAACAGCAAGTGACGGAAGTCTTATTGCAAGTGGCGCAACAATTAAGTTTGAGTCGGTATTCAAAATAGGGACTACTGTTGTAAAGGTTTATCCAAAAATTTGGAGAAACAGAGAACTTTTTGAAGGTGGATATACTAATATTCAAGTTACTAATGAAGTTCTTCCTGACGATATTACATTAAATAACATTGATGAAGAAGAATTTTATACATTAACACCACAAATGTTATATGAAAAGGTCAGAGATGTTTTAAATGAACATTATGGTGAAGAAATTATCGAATTACAAATAATTGTAGACTAAAAAATTAAGAATTATGGCAATGCCTTTAAGTGGTTGTTTAGGGATAATTTCGTGTCCCGGTGGTACTTGTACATCAATTGCACAAGCAGTTGATGGTAATGTAACACCACCGAAGAGTTTATCTGCACTAAGTGTTAGTGCAGGTAAATCAGCACCACATAGTATGTTAGAATTTTATGGATATGCACCAGTAACGACAAAAACATTAAGCATATTACCAATATCAACTCAATCTACATTAACTGTTTGTTGTACGTGTGGATGTTTACAACCAAGTGGTGTAGTTCCTGTTGGCGATTGTTATTATCCGAATTATTCGTGGGCAATGACTGCCAATAATATTAACGTATCGCAAGCATTGGTTTGTGTTATATGTAATGGAGTCGGAATTTATCAATGTAGTGTTAGTTCAAAAGCATATAATTGTAGTGGTACTTGGACAACAATTGCACGTAAAGTGGATTATAATGATTTAATACATATTGTGACATGTGTTAGTATTTTTGGTGAGAGTATTGCAACAGCACGAGTTAGTTTAGATTCAATAACACAATGTGTTGGTACATATTGTAAAGGGTCACCAACAAGTCAAGTATCTGGAACGGGGTTTTTACCTGAATAATTATGAATTATAGTGAATATTTATTGAAACAAATTAATCATTATTTTTTTAATCTTGCGTTAGAAAAACATGATGAGATACTCGGAACTGATAGTTATAGATATTTTATGTTGAATCTTGATTTTTTTTTGGGGTTAATGGAATTAATAAAAAAACCGGATTTGATTTTAACAATAAAAGATTTTTAGAAATTGGTAGTGGTGTTGGATACATGTGTGGAATTGCCGAACAGATGGGAATGATTGCTGAAGGTATTGAAAAGAATCCAACACTATTTTTAATATCTAAACAAATGTTTCCTGAAATCAAGTTTAACGAAATGGATTGTCTGGATTTTAAAAATTATTGTAATTATGATATTATTTATTATTGGCTACCTTTTTATAAACCAGAGTTAAAAGAATTGCTGAAAAAAAGAATTGAAGACGAAATTAAGGTAGGTGGGTATATTATTCTCGGTGAGGAAGAAAATCAAAATACTGGAAAAGATGAAAGGTTTATTAGTCTTGATGATGATAAATTTCATAATAAGATTTGGAAGAAAATAAGAAATTAAACCAGTATTTATAATAAAATAATAAAATGAGCGGAAATAGGTCAAACATAAGTTTAGTTGGTAATACAACACAGGGTCAGAATCTTGGTGGTGGTGATGCTTGCGTTTTTAAAGGTAAAGCTGGTGGAAATAATCTGGAATTTAGAAGTATTTCTGCAACCGGAACATCAATTCAAATAATTCAAACCGATAATGAAATATTAATTAGTGGTGCTACTGGCGGTGGTGGAGATGCTTATTGGTCAAGTGGTACGACTGGTTTATATCCATCTAATGGTGAAAATATTGATTTAAATAGTGGCTGCATATATTGGAATAATAATCTTTATATGAGAGCATTTGGTAGTGATGCTACTGGTGAAATTGCCATGAGAACTAACGATAATTCATATGAATGGATATTTAGTAAATATTCTTTTACGAGAAATGTTAGTGGTGATTTTAAATTAAATGTTTACCCATTTCAAACTGGTACTTGTAATGTAAGTTATGGATTTGTTGATGAACCGAATTCTGGTCTGGGTAGAAGATATGACGGCACATATTCTGATACAATAACTTTTTTAAGTGATAATGGTTGCAGACACCTATATATGCATAATGATGACATGTATATTGAAAGCGATGATGTTTATTTAAAAAGTTTACCAGCAAAAACAACAGAAACATGTGGAATTTATGTTGATGCAAACGGTAAATTAAGTGCTGGTCTTATAAGTGGTGGTAGTGGTGGTGGATTTACTGTTGCTTGTAATGGTTTGAGTGCAAATACGACAACAGTTAAATTAGGCGGTAATTTAAGTGAAAGTACAACAATATCTGGTGATTCGTATACACACTCAATGTCATTTCACCAATTAAGTGATTTTAATGTTGATGCTGCTGCGGGAAAAGTGGTTCTGTGTGGTTGTGATGGAAATATCATTAGTGTTGGTCAGGGTATAGACATTTGTGGTGGTAATAATTCATATATTCATATGAAAAATTTACCGACATGCACAACACAAACAGATGTACTATATATTGATAGTGCTGGTAAATTATATTCTGGTGCAACGAGTGGTGGCGATTCATATTGGTCAAGTGGTGCAACGGGTTTATCTCCAGCAGAAGGTGAAGATATCTATCTACCTGCTGGTGATAAATTGAAATGGTCTGACTCAACATGTATATGTAGTAGTGCTGGTGAGAGTATATTTAATTCAACAACTGGTGTTAGATTATGTGCAAATACTAACTATCTACTTCTTAATAACACATATGCATCAACGGGTGGATATTTAACCATTGGTGGTCTTGGTTCAAAGGGCATTATTGATACAACAATTGGGGGAATTATTTCTTATGCTGCTGGTAATTGTTGTAGTGTGGCATTAAGGGCAGGACTTTCTTCGTCTTCAACGGGAGCGGGAGCAGTTAGAATTTGTGGTGGTAGCAATTCAAGTACTGGTACTGGTGGTGATGTTTGTATTCAGGCGGGTGCTTCTACTTCAGGAACTGCTGGTAGAATTATGTTAAAAGAATTACCCGCAAAATCAAGCGAAACAAATGTTGTTTATATTGATGCAACCGGAAATCTAAGTTGTGGTGCTGCTGGTGGTGGATATGATGCATATGCAGCATTAACATATGGTTCAACTGTTACATGGGATACAAGTACTGGATTAAATAAAACATTAAGTGCGTCTGGTAATTTTACCTTATCATTAACTAATCGAGTTAATGGCATGTCCGGGGATTTACGACTTGTTGTTACATCAGGACCTATAACAATAACACTTCCCACATCAAAACTTAATGGAAGTGTAACTGCAATACCAACAGGAACATATCATTTAACGTGGATTTTTGACGGAACTAATACAGATTTTAATATTGCAACATATGTCTAAAATATTCACAGTACAAAATAATGTCATTGGTAAAATAAAATATCTTACTGAAACATGGGCAGGTGGGGTGTATAGTGATATATATTGTGATGGTACATATATTTTTGTTGCATGTGGTACATCTGGATTAAGGGTGTATAGTTTCAATGGAACTTCTTTTACGTTAATAGATACTGATTATCAAGGTGGAACATATAATGGTGTTGGTGGTAATGGTACGTATATATTTGCTGCGTGTCAGGAAGGACTTAGAGCATATAGTTTTAATGGTAGTGTATTAACACATATTACCTTAAAACAACAATGGAGCGAAGCATATCAATTAGTTACTGCTAATAATGTTGGGCAAGTTTTTGGTGTTGAGACAGCAAGTATAATTGGATATACATTTAATGGAACTACGTTTTCAACAGCGAAAGTAAGATTTATTAGTGGTAATTATTTTGTTGGTATATGGTGTAATGATACATATATATTGGGTGCAAAAGAAAATAATGGTTTATATGTTCACACATTCGATGGTACAACATGGACTCAGATAGCTAATATTACTTCAAGTGTTCCTTCAAACGGTGTGTGGAGTGGTGGTTCATATATTTATGTAGCTACTGGAGAAAGGGGTATTGGTGTATTTAGTTTTAATGGTTCGACATTATCTTTGGTTATGAATCGAGCACAAGGAACAACACCAAGCGACCCATTAGGTATCTGGGGTGATGGTAAATACGTATATGTTGCTCAAGATACATTTGGATTAGCGAATTATACTCAGGATTCTAATGTTGTGCCACAAGATACAAATCTTTGGAGTGTTGATAATGGAATTAATAAAATCACGGGGGATGGTACATATATTTATGCCGTTAAACCAAGTGGATTACTTGCATATAAATTATATGAAAATTATAATACATAAGAAAATTTTCAGTATTTATAGTAAAACAAAAAATGTTAAACGATTTTAATGTACAAGATAGGGTTAGAGACCCAATAATGCTAATTGACGAATTATCGGCAACTGAATATTATATTGGAATTTCAAATAATTTCAAAGACCCAAGCAAACCACATTGGAGAATAAGGAGAATTTGGAAAATTGGAAGTGTTTGGCATTTCGGATATCCAGACGGTAAACAAGACTTTAAATATGTCTGGGACGACCGATTATCGTACACATATAAAATGTAAGGGGGATAAAAATTCCCCTTTTTATTTTTATCTGCTTTCCGATAAAACGTTTCTCGTAAGTATTTATTAAAAAGTATATTTAATGGCAACCTTTACAGTAGATTTATTAACTGGTAACATATATTTATTTAACGGGGATTTCTCTGGAAGTGGTAGCACACCCACAAGCGGTTCAACATATCCTCAAGTTAATACTTTTTCGGAATTACCAGCAGCAGGTTCAGCCAGTGGTCAAATTTATGTTGTTCGCTCTGGAAGTGGTAATTATGTTTTAAATAGAAAATCTTCTGGATTTTACTTCTCAACAGGCAGTGTGTGGAGGTTTCTTGGTGATACGCCCGATTATTTCAAATCAGATAATTTTCAAATATATGATAGTGTTGACAGCACAAAAGGTGTGATGTTCACAACATCCGGTATTAGTACAAACACTTTTAGGAAATTAACGATTCAAAATTCTAATGGCACAATAGCTTATTTAAGTGATATTGGTGCTAAAGTTGACATATCTGCATTTGCTGACTATACGGGCAATACAGCACCAAACCAATTTGCATCAAAAATTGCATTCAATACATATACCGGAATAACTGCACCTAATACGTATTTAGCAAAATCTGATTTTAATACGTTTTCTGGCACAACAATTCCTAATACGTATTTAGCAAAATCTAATTTTAATACATATAGTGGACAAACTTTGCTTTTAATTCAAGCAAAACAGGATTTATTGATTCCGGGAACAGGTATTGAAATTACAACAGGAAATACTATCAATGTAAAACTACCAAAGGCAATAAGATTACTTGATACTGTTGGTGGTGTAAACGTAAATAACATTGTGGCAAGTGCAATTATCTGGACAACGGGTACAACTGGAACTTCTTTGAGTTTTACGGGTGGTTCTCGTATTTATATACAAGAAGATGGTTTATATGGTATTTCATATGTTTTAAATGTTAATAATGATACAAGCAGTGCAAAAAATATTGGTACTGTTATCAGAAAAAACGGAAATACAGATATAACTCCAATGAGTATGGCATCATTCAATTTGAATAATATCAATGATTCAAGTACCAATGTAATGCCAGAATATATGGAAGCACTATTAAGTGGTGATTATCTTGAATTAATGGCATTCAGAATTGGAAATTCGGGTGCTGTATATACTTTAGGAAATGGAACATGGATAAAAATAAACAGAATAATATAAGAAAAACACAAAAAAATGGCATTTAGATATTTAATTTACAGCACGGGCACAACTTACGCAGAAACAATTGTAAGAGAAAGTGCTACAAACAATCCCGGAGTTAATGAAGCATCATTATTTTCGAATTTCGTAATCCCTGAGATTCAACCAGTGTTTCTTTGGAGAGTAACTGGTGGCACAGATGTAGTACCAAACACCGATTCAAACATTAGTGCGTATAGTCAACACATTGCACCACCACCATCACCTGATGATTTGGTAACATATGGTCAGGTAACTGGTATAACTGAAACTAAAATTGATACTGTTACTGGTGCAACAGGTCAAGTACCTATTTTCACTGCTGACGGTAATATTGAAGACAGTGGATTCAGCATTGCACAATTAACTGGTGGTACAGACCTCACATTTGTTGGTAGTGGTGGTACTCAGGTTTTTGAAGACGGTAACACAATAACAATTTATTCGGTAGTTCCATCAGGAACAACAGTTAATTGGGGTGATATTACAGGAACACTTTCAAATCAAACAGATTTACAGAATGCTCTAAATGCCAAACTCGATGAAAGCGTTTTCACTGGATATACAGCAAGTACTGAACAATGGTTAGAAGCAATTGATGAAGATATTGATTATTTAAGTGGTGTTACTTCCGGTTTAACTACAAGTAAACTCGATGTATCAGTATTCAATACATATACTGGTAATACTCAGCCAATTCTCGATGCTGCTCTTACAGGAGTAACCAATTTGGGAACTGGAACTACTTTAGGTAGTACTTCGGGAAGAAACATAACGCTTAAATCAATTAGTGTTTTAGGTGGATTAAGTCTTAGTGGTGATGCTGATAATCTGATTATTAGTGGACAAACAGGTGGTGCTGGAACAATTACTGGTGCTACACGTGGTTTAAGTGTTTATGGTGCAGATATTGGTTTAGGTGGAAATATTGATACAAATACGACAATAACATTAAATCCAAGCAGAAGTCTTACATTTAAAGATACTGGTACTACTTTTAGCACAGTAATACATTCAGATGGTTTATATACATTGGGTAATGATGCATTTGGTAATAGTTCAATTGACATACAACCAAGTGTGTTAACTTTAAATCAAAACACTGTTAATAATTCTTGTGGTACTTTAATTACTCAAACTAATCTGACAATTAGTTTATGTGCATACAATATTGCTGGTGGTGATAATGCACAACTTCAAATATGTAATAACGGTAGAATAATTGCTAATGGTGATAGTGGATTTGCTGGTATTGAATATCTTGCGAATTACAGTCCAAATTTTGTTGCTCGTTCGCTTGTTGATGCTGCTTATGTAACAGGTTTAACATCGGGTTTAAGTGCACAAATAGCAAATAAACTCGATATAAGTACATTTAATATCTATACTGGTGCAACTGAAACCAGAATTGGTGACCTTGAAGATGATGTTACTGAACTATTTAATGAAAGTCTTATAAATATTACAGGTGCAACCAATGGTTTAAGCAAGTCTGGAAGTAAAGATGTTAAACTTGGTGGTACACTTACTGAAGATACTGTAATTAGTGGTTTAACTCATGATTTTACAATTAATGTTGATAATATCACCTTACAATCGGTAGGTGCAATTAACCTTATTGATGCTAACGGTGTGGGTGGGATAAATATCGAAAGCGATGGTGGTGTTGTTAAAATACAGGGTAATGACAGTACTTCAACACCTGTTACAAAAATTGAGGTTGGCGAAACTACACTATTAATTACCGATGACCGTGCAACACCACGTGGTATTCAATATGCTGATGATTATAGTGGAACATTCCAAAATCGTTCCTTAGTTGATAAAGCATATGTTGATAGTGTTGCAAGTGGTTTGATTCCAAAAGCAAATGTTAAGGCAGCAACTACAACTGTTGATGGTAATATTGACCTTACAGGTGCAACATTTACTGGTAGCATTGATGGTTACACTTTACTTGATGGTGATAGAGTTTTAATTACACAGCAAACACTTGCAAGTGAGAACGGTATATATGTTTATACGTTAGCAACAAATGATTTTGTGCGTTCAGATGACTTTAATGGCAATCCTGATGGTGAAGTAACTGATGGTAATTTAATACCTGTTTTATATGGTACTGAGTACGAGAACACAATTTGGGTACTGGTAACACCAAATCCAATTATTGTTGGGACAACTCCATTAACATTTACCTTATTTAGTTCACCTCTTGATTTACAGGCAGGTGTTGGTATTGGAATTACTGGTCAGACAATTGCGGTTGATGGTGCAAGTCTTGCTGGTAATTCGATTGTTTGGACTGGTAATACATTCAATGTTGATATCACAAGTGGTACACTTGCAACTGCATTAAATAGTAAACTCAATGCAAGTGTTTTCAATTCATATACGGGTACTACAGAAACCAGATTACAGGGTATTGAAACCGATATTAGTAACCTTGAAAGCGATGTTACTGGTTTAACCGCAACAAAACTTGATGTTTCTGTATTCAACACATATACTGGAGATACTGAAACCAGATTATCCGGTATTGAAGATGATATCGATTATATTAGTGGTGAAACAGATAATAGGTTATTAATAACGGATTTTAATACTTATACTGGAGATACCGAAACAAGATTATCTGGTATTGAAGATGATATTGACTATATTTCAGGTGTAACCGATACAAAACTCGATACAACAATATTTACTGGTTACACAGCAAGCACAAGTGCAAATGAGATATTCTTGGTTCACACAGGTGGAACAAATATTAATACTGTCGCTCCAACAGGAATTATATGGCATTCTCAAACACTTAGCGGTTCGTTATATGAATGGACAGGTGGAACTAATATAAAAGTTCTTGAAACAGGCAGTTATGAGATTAGTTACAATATACCGTTTGTTATTAATTCTAATAGTAATATTAGTATTGGTGGAAATGTCACATTAAACGGTGCGACAACACTTAATGTGACTGCTGCTGCGGGTATGGCAAATAGAACTGGTGCTGCTGGTAGTGTAAACTTAGCGTCTGCAGTTGTAACGTTGACTGCAAATGATATTATTGTGTTGAGTGGATTTAGAACCGCTCAAACTGGTACGGCAACAACACAATTAAGTGGTAGTATTTCAATTAAAAAGAAAAATACATTACAATAATTAATGAATGGCGTTAGAATATTTTCTATATAATACTGAATATAATAATACTTTGGTAGCAAGGAGCAATAATAGTTTTGCTCCTTTGCCACCAGATACTGGTGAGATTTTAATCGATTTCTTTATTCCAGATATTCAACCTCTTTATTTATATAGAGAGAGTGGTGGAACTATTGTTTTTAATACAGAACAAACAGTTAATGAATATGTTAAGGAAATTTCGCCACCACCAACATCTGAAGATAGTGTTACTTATGATATTTTTACTGATTTCAGTGGAAACACAACAACAGCAATAATTAATTTAGAAAACACTAAGGTTAATCGGAGTGGTGATACTATGACAGGTAATTTTAATGTAGTTGACGGCATTAATCCAGTTTTTATTGTTAATACTGTTGATAATATTCTTTACTTCAATACAAGCGGATTAACTGGTTTAGTTTCGAACGATAATTTGGGATTGTTGGGTCTTGGTAAAGTTGCTTTTGGTGATTCAGTTAATGTAGATAGATTAAGGGGAAACACACCGGGGAACGTACCTCGCACATTATCGCTAATTGATACAAATGCCGTCATTCGTGTTTGGAGAGTTGGTGGTGTTGGTGGAGACCCTGCTGTTGAATTCGTTTGGGGCACAGGTAATACACCAACTACCGCAGGTAATGCTTGGTGGGACATGTATTTGGATGGAGATACAACACCAAATGATGCATTTTCAATCAGAAGAAGAACTGTTGATACTGTTGAAAAATTAAGAATAACGGACACCACAGCAATCGTACCAATGACAACAGCATCTGTATCACCGACAACAGGTGCTTTAACTGTTGCTGGTGGTGTGGGTATTGCTGGCGCAACCAATATGGCAGGACTGGCGAAATATTCAACAGATTTAAGTGGTAGTTATGATGACAGAACACTTGTTGATAAACAATTTGTTGATACACACCCAATGGTAGTTTTAAATGCTACAAGTGCTGGTGCAGCAACAACAACAAGCACAACAGATACATTACAAACCGGCATGCAAATAACAAATGTACCAGCAGGTACTTATTTACTTAATTATGGTAATTGGGTGCAGCATGGTAGTTCAAATGCTCAAATTTATACAACAATTTATATTGGTGGTGTTGCTCAAACCAATAGTGAAATGATGTTTAGAAGAGGTGCAACACAAGGTAATGTTGCAGCCACTCACGTTATTGCTGGTTATCCAATAACATTAGGAACAACAGCAACCGTTGAAATCAGATGGAGAACTTCTACTGGTACTGCAACATCAACAAATAGATATTTAACATTATTAAAAACAAGTTCATTAATATAACATGAAAAGATATTTATTGGCATATAAAATAGGTGATGAAATCATTGGGGTTGATTTGGATAGTTGGACATCAGAACAACTAAACGGCAACGAACCATTCAGAATGATTTATAGTGGTGACACGATGCCAACAGGATATGTTGACATTAGTTCAATTGCGAATTGGGATAAATATGGGAGTTTAGTCGCCAACGATTATTTTGCATATAAATGTGCAATTAAGACAATTGCGATGGAAGTTGGTTGGACTGGTTTAACAAACACAGAAAAAGATTTGTGTATTAAATATTATGCATATCCAGATGCCACAAGTGCAGTAATTTTTTTAATGACAACCAAAGGTATGTCTTTGCAACAAGCACAGGGTTATATATTATTGGAATGGCATAAACATCATGGAAACATTACTGCTTCATGTAGACAGAGATGGTTTTATGTTAAATTCATTGTACCACAATACCTGAGTTTTGATGATGCGGAAGACCTACTTAATACTGTTGAACCTCTGGTGTTCGCATATCATGATATGGGTAGATTAGGTATTAATTATGGTGATAAGAAAGACGGTATCATGGATTATATTGAATCGACAAATGCATTTGCCGGACAAGGTTTAAGGGAAAATAGTTATGTATTATTACAAGGAACTTGGGATGAATTTATTCTTGCAATGAAAAATGTGTTTGTTTGGGGTGTTTATGATAAGTATGAAAACTTTATATTATAATTTTTATGGCAAAGATTAGAACAAATTTTATAGAACTTCTGTTAAGAGAAACACTTATAGGTCAAGAAATGTATCTTGATAACGGCACTAAAATAACAATTGAAGAAATTGATTATCAACCAATAATTAAAGAAGTTTATATTAAATCAGGTGGTAATGGTTATAAGTTATCAATAGATGTAAATTATGATTTTGAATTAAATATGGATGATAGAAATAAAATTATTCCAAATAAAGGAAGAATTAAAGGTGGCAATAAGATAAAATAATTGTATTTATATTAAAGCGGAAACAATGGATGAAATTTTTAAAATTATTTTTGGTGAATATACTTGGATTGAACTATTTGGTTATGCGTGGTTTTTAATCATAGGATATGTTATTTATGGTTTAACTGAAACCACAGGGCGTGATGTTCAAAGTACACATACACCAAAAAAATGGAGTTGGAAATTCTGGCTCGGAGATAACTGGAAAAGATATTTAACAACAGTTTTATTTACATATATTTTCTTTAGATTTTACATTGAATTCGTTGGACATCCACTTACGAATTTCGAAGCACTTATGATGGGTTTAATTGGGGATGGTGTTGGTGCAACTGCAAAGAAAAGAGTTAATGCACTCAAAGCTGATAGAGAAAAATTAATGTCACACATGCCAAATGAAGAATTGGGATAATGAATTACTCAACATTTAATATAAACAAATTTTTCATAAAGAAGGATAGCACACTTCCCGAATTGAAATATCCACTTATTCAAAAGGTAAGGGAGATGTATGATATTTCTGAGGACATGCTTGAAAATTGTGCCGTGACTTTTTCAATGGTTGATGTAGATAATGGGTTATATCGTATAGCCAATGCACCAGCAAATCTTGTTATTAACAAAAATAGACCGGAATTCCCGGATGAAATAGAATATACTCTCGTATATCGTTTTAAATTAAAAGACACAAAAAAGAACGGCAGATATCAGGGTGAATTTAAGGTAGACTTCTTGGGTGATGGTAAATGTGGTAAAATTACATTACCCACCAATGGTTATATCGATATTATAATTTCTGACAGTTTAACAAAAACAACTGTAGTATAATCCTTGACAATCATATTTTTTTAACTATCTTTGCATGATATTGTAATTTATTATGCTTGAACCAATTTTTGTAGTGCATTGCGAAAGAATACCAAGAAGATTAGCGTATTACGTTCGTTTTTCACCCAATGACCAGTTAATTGCACGCATTAAAGAACTCCCGGATGAAACCCGTAAATGGAGTCCTGCAGCTATGGCATGGGAAGTTACTACACCTTCCTTATTTGCAATAATCAAGAAATACAAGGGTTCAAATAAAATTCATTTTGATTTCGGCAATGAAGACAGTCGTAAAGTTTTTATTCAGCAAATCAGGAAAATTGAGGTCAGGGAAGAAGAAAAACGCAAATTTATTGCAGACCTTAACATAAAGAAAGAACATTGGGTACAATATAAAAAAGAACTCGAAGAAACATATGTTCAGTACTCTGAAAAATGTCATGCTTTATTAAGAGAAGATGTAAAACTCTATCCACATCAAATTGTTGCCGGAATGTTCATGAACGTTACCCGTAACACGCTGATTTCCCATGAAATGGGATTGGGTAAAGCCGAACCACTTGATTCTAAATTGGTTACACCAAATGGTTTGGTTAGAATGGGTGATATCAAAATTGATGATTTCGTGATTGGTAGCGATGGTAAGCCTAAGAAGGTTTTAGGTGTATATCCACAGGGATTAAAAGATATTTATGAAATCACATTTAATGATGGTGTTACTGCACGTTCATGTGATGAGCATCTTTGGAATGTGAATACTTATATTCGTAATTGGCGTGGAAACCCATTTATGACGAAAACTCTCAGAGAAATTATGGATGAAGGTTTACAATTCGAGAATGGTAATAATAAGTGGTATATACCAATTGTTAAGCCAATAGAATTTGAAGAAAGAGAGTTGAAAATCGACCCATATATTTTAGGTTGTTTATTGGGTGATGGGTCTCTGACTGTTTTGAATGGTATTGGTTTTTCTTCTATGGATGTAGAATTAATTAATGAAATGTCATTGCGGTTACCTGAAAATCATAATATGGTAATTAATGGTAAGTCAGTAAAAGATTATTATTTAACTGCCGATGGTAAAAATAATCTCATAAATCAAGAATTGAAGAAATATGGATTGAAAGGTAGTAATTCACATACAAAATATATCCCAAATGATTATAAGTTTTCATCAATACACCAAAGACTTGAAATACTACAAGGTATCTTAGATACAGACGGACATTCAAGAAAAGATTCAATAGTTGAACTAACCTTGGCATCAAAACAATTAATTAATGATGTGCAATTTATAGTACAATCGTTAGGTGGTATTGGCAGATTAACAGAAAAATGGGTTAAATATAAAGGTGAAAATAGATTATATTATAGATTACATATAAAATTACCAGCACAATTTATTCCATTTAAACTTGAAAGAAAAATTAAAACCTTTGTTGCTACAACAAAATATCCACCGAACAGAGCAATTGTTGATGTTAAATATGTTGGAAAAATGGAAGCACAATGTATTTTAATTGATAGTGATGACCATTTATATTGTACTAATAATTGTATTTTAACACACAATACACTTTCAAGCATTCTTTACGTTGAAATGAATGGTTTTGAGAAAGTAGTGGTAGTAACACCTAACTCACTTAAATTTAACTTTTATAATGAGGTACAGAAGTTTACAAATAGTAATGCACATATTGTAAACTGGAAGAAAAATACTTGTGGTATTGAAGATGCAAAGTATGTAATACTTAATTATGACTTCTTTAATCCCTCAAGTAAAGAAAAATTCCTAACTAAATGGAAAAAGTTAAAAATCGGTGAGATTGATGCTGTTATTTGTGATGAAAGTCAGAAATTAAAGAACACCAAGGCAAATACATTTAAAAACTTCAAATCTACTTTTAAAAAAGATATTTTTAAGAACAATAAAGAAAGTAAGATTTTCTTATCCGGTACTCCTGCACCGAATAGAGCATACGAATTATACACGGTTTTAAATCAAATATCGCCCGTTGACTTCGCAACAAAGAAATATTTTTACGAATATTATTGCGGAATGACATATGATGTGTATGGTGGTTGGGGTTATATTACCGATAGTATGGAACAAAAACTTGAAGAACTTTATCATAAAATTGCGCCATATACACATAGAAAAAGAAAATTCGAAGTACTTACCGACCTTCCAGATAAAACATATCAGCGTATTATATTGGAAATGACTGATGAGGAAGCTAAAATTTATAATGAAATTGAAGCAGGTGTTGCAAATGAATTTGTAATTCATCCCACTGGTAATCCATTGACTACCATGATTCGTTTAAGACAATACTTGGCACAATTGAAGATAAAGCATGTTATTGAATTAATTGAAAACATATTTGAAACCGGAGAAAAGGTGGTGGTTGTAGATTTCTTCAAGGAAAGCCTATATGAATTAAAGGAACGACTTGGAGATGTTGCTGCCTTACACACTGGCGACCAAAGCGTTGAAGAACGTGCAGAAATTGTTAAAATATTTCAGGACATTAATAGCACAATTAAAGGATTTTTGGGTTCAATTCAAACCTGTAATTATGGTCTTACCCTGACAGCAGCAAGTAAGTTATTTATAATGACACTACCATATAGTGTGGGCGAATATGACCAAGTTAGTGACCGTTTACATAGAATTGGACAAAAATCTGCTGTTAATATTTACGTGTTGATTTTCCCTGATACCATTGATGATTATGTGTTTTCTTCGATTGAGAGTAAAAGAAAAGAAATCGTAAAGGTTATTGATAACGAAGATTATACTTCAAACGTCAGTGAATCAGTACTTAGTGATGTAATAAATAAAATTAAGGAAAAACATAGAAAATAGTCTTGCTTTATGTCAAAAAAAGTTGCAGTTTTGTTCTCCGGTGGACTTGATTCCACATATCTTATATGGAAAAATTTAAAAGAAGGAAATATTGTGACACCAATATATGTTGAGATTACAAATAATGAGATAAAAACAATACTTGAAAAAAATCGAATTTTAAAATTACATGAATTATTTAAAGAAGAATTCGATGTAGATAGGTGTTCATATGATTCACATCTCAAGGACATTCAATATTCTTTAAATGTTGGTGTTAAAGCAAATGAGAATAGTCTACATTTTAAACAAATACCGATTTGGATTTTAAGTGTTGTGTTTCTACAGAGTCTGGATGTCGATGAAATTCAAATTGGGTATGTTATGAATGATGATGCAATTTCATATCTCGATGACATTCAAAACATATATAAGTCCTATACACCTATTTTAGATAATGTGAAACCTTTGGTGTTTCCAATAATTAAAATGAAAAAATGGCAAATGGCAGAGGAATTGCCAAAAAAATATCTGGATTTGATTTTTAGTTGTGAGAATGCCAAAATAGTTGGGTCGAAAGATGTTGAAATTATTGATTATGAGGCTTGTTGCGAATGTGCTCCATGTAGAACAATACTTGCAAGTAATTATTATGAGATTGGTGAGTTCCCTAAACAATATAATGAAAACCTCTTACTATTACATTCGAGATATTTAACGAGAAACGGATATGCTATTCTTGATAAAAATGGTGAAAATTTTGCTGAAAAATGGAGAGTTGCAGAAAAAAAATTTGAACCGTATCAGTTATCGTTCAACTTTAGTTCTGATGAAGGGGAAATAGAAAAATAATATTATAATAAAAAACAGGAAATGGATAAATTAAAAGTACTTGGCGAAATTAAGAGTTTTCTTGAAGGCTACGATGATAAAATAAAGTATTTGGTAAATGTTGAAACTGACCCTAACACAAATTATGCTGAATGTGTAATACATGAACCCGGCAAAGACAAAAAGATTGTAAAAATAGAATACGAACCTTTCATGTATGTAAAGGATTTGGAGAAACTAAACCGTGTCTTATATCCCGGTAAAAGTGAGGAACTTAAAGAAAGTATGAAAGTCCTATTCGGGATTAAAATACATAAGCTAAAAACCGGAAACCAAAAAAGACTTGTCGATGGCTACTGTTTTAAGGTAACAAGTAGCAAATCATATAATAGTATCGTTGGTTATTTCAGAGAAGGTGGTTTAAATCCTTTTGAAAAGCTGAAGGATGAATACGGCAAGGACGTAAAGGATAAAAAGGGTGATTCTATTTATCTTTATCGTGATTTATTTTATGCACCAAGAACAACCGAACAATTCTTTATTTCAAATCAGACCAGACTATATAAGGGGTTTGAAGAATACAAGGATGTTCATAAAGTAACTTTTGACATTGAAACCACTGGTTTAAGATTTCAGGTCGCAAGAGTATTTGCAATCGGTGTTCGGGATAACAGGGGTTTCGAAACAATACTTGAAGTAGAAAAACCTAATGACGATGAATCAGAAATAGCATTAATTCAAGACTTTTTTAATTTAATTGATTATCTCAGACCTGCGGTTATTTCGGGGTATTATTCTGAAGGTTTTGACTTCGACTTTATTTTGGGTAGAGCCAAGGAACTCAAAATGGATTTATCCGGTGTACCCACCTCATTAAAAGAGGAAATGCCTCTTAAAAGAAGGGGTAATGTTAGTGTTAAATATGGTAACACTGCTGATAAGTATACCGCAACCGAAATGTGGGGATATTCAGTAATTGATATATTACATGCCACAAAAAGAACTGCAGCAGTAAACTCTGATTTAAAAGAAACAGGATTAAAATATATTGCGAAGTTTGAAAAGGTTGCAAGAGACAATAGAACGTATATTGACGGTGAAGACAATTCAATTGGTAGATTTTACACCGAAAATAAGATTTTCCTTATTGATGAAACAAACAATTATGTTCAAATACCTGATGAATATCAGGATGTTGCCAAAAAACTATATATTCTGCAAACCAGTAAATCGAATTTAACTGATGGGGAATATAGTTCATATAAGAAAAGGCATTTGGATGAAAATAAATCATTTGTTGGTTGGTTTAGAGAGGTCGCAGTACCGAAAAAACTTACAACATTTATTAGCGGTAAAAAACTTGTAAAGCAATACTTGCTTGATGACCTTTGGGAAACCGAACAAGTCGATGAACTTTATAATCAGTCATCATTCATGTTGGCAAAAATAGTTCCAACCACATATCAGCGTATTTGTACGATGGGTAGTGCTGGTATTTGGAACTTATTGATGACTGCTTGGAGTTATGAAAATGATTTGGCTATTCCTCATTGCGATAAACCCGAAAGATTTTCCGGTGGATTGGCAAGGTGTTTTAAATCAGGCTATACTGAAAGAATTATAAAAATCGACTTTGCATCTCTTTACCCGATGCTTCAATTAACACATGATATCTTCCCGATGTTTGATATCACAGGTGTTTTGAAAAAAATGCTTTTATATTTGACAACAACACGTAACATTTACAAAAAGTTGGCAAATGGTAGTAAACTTAATAATGAGGAAGTTACACTTCTAAAGGAAATCGACCATGAAATACACCAAAAATATATTAATGGTGAGATATCCGGGAAAGAAGGTGCGATGGCGAAAATCAAACAGTTACCTATTAAGATTCTGAACAACTCATTGTTTGGTGCTTTGGGTTCAGGTGTTTCATTTAACTGGTCTGATAATGTTTGTGCTGCAAGGATTACTTGTAGTGGTAGGGTTGAATTAAGACATGCAATCAGTTGGTTTACTGATTTCGGTTGTGTGGCATTGTTGGCTGTTACTGATGGTGTTAACTTCCATTATCCCGAAAAAACAACAATCAGAGTAACTAATGAAGGCGTGGTACATGGTGAGGTAGAAGGTACAATTGAAGAAATGTGGCAATACGGTGGTAAAACCGGAATTGAAGCACTCATTGAGAAGTTTAATGATGAAGAAATGTCGAAGCCATTCATGGCAGTTGATAATGATGGTGTTTCTATTTCTTGTTTAAATCTTTCGAGAATAAATTACGCAACTCTTTCAATGTCGAAGGATAAGAAAACTGGTAAGGAAAAAGAAAAAATTAAACTTACTGGAAACACAATCAAATCCAAAGTAATGCCTGAATACATTGAGGAATTCATTGATAAGGGTCTGGATTTAATTCTACATGGTAAAGGAAAAGAATTTGTTAGTTATTACCATGATTATTGTGATGACATCAGATACATGAGAATTCCTTTGAAAAAGATTGCGAGTAAAAGTAAGATAAAAACCACAATAAGCGCATACAAGAAAAGAGGTAAGGATAAGAACGGCAGAGACAAGGGTATGCAAGCACACATGGAACTTCTTATTGAAAAACGTGAAAATATTGCAAGGGAATTATTTGAAAAACATAAAGATAGTCTTAATCTCGAAAAACTAAAAGAGAATCCAAGTATTGAAGAAATAACGAAACTTGTTGCTAATTACATGCCACAAGAACCTGAATTGGATAGTGTAGTATATTATGTCAATACTGGTTATAAGAAATCTCATGGCGATTCACGTAAAATTACTGATAAGGAAACTGGTGTTGAAAGATTCTGTGCATCTTTAATTACAAATGAAGATTTACAGGAAAATCCAAATATGACTGGTGAATATAATTACGAGAAATATCTTGATGGATTCAATAAGCGTGTAGAATCACTACTGGTTGGATTTGCACCCGAAGTACAATCCAAGATTTTAGTTAAAATCGGTAAAGATGGTCATTTAATTAAAAGTGATTTTAATCCATTAAATGATGAATTGGTGTTGAAGAATTTTGATTTGGATAATTATGATGAAGCAATGCATCTGGAAAAACTTGAGGTAGATTTCTGGAATAAAACCGGATATGACCCAAGACTTATATGGAATGGGTTTAAAATGACTGAGGATAATAAAATATACTATGAAATTTACGATAGTGCATTGAAATTCCTTAACGATAAAATGGTTGCAAGCAATAAGCCGAGAATCAAATCAATAAATGATGAATATGGTGAGGGTGATTTAGTTTTAATTAAAGACGGTAGCGAATATCATGTTGGTGCATATAATGGGGTGTACATGCAGATTGTCAGAGCCAATATAGAAATCCCCAAGAGTGAGGTTGAATTGGAACTTGACAGAAAGCGTGAAGAAGAAGAAAATAAACTCAAGCAATTAGAAATGTCTGAACTAACTACAAAGACCGAGACTGACTTGTATTTAGATGCACAAACTAAAAAAAGAGAGAAACATTTTTCTGGATTTAAAAAACAATATGGCATTCCTGCGGGTTTAACTATGGAACAAATGTTTACCGAAATTCCACATTCCGATGAAGCGTTTGAAGATTACGTCAATGAACAAGAAGGTGAAATTGAAAGCGAAGCCAGTGAATATTTAAATGCTGATTTTGATGACAGTGATGAATATTAATAACGAATTAGTATTTATATGAAAACATATTGTCATGAAAATAAAAAAGAGGGAACTTTTCGAAATAATTGATGCTAATGGAGAATTAATTGGGAAAGACGACACACCAACATCTGGAAGTGATTTAGAGTCACAAGCAAATAATACTACTGACTATAATGTTAAGGTTGGTGCGCAACCATTTAGGTATGACATGCTTGGTCGTTTTGGATTCACATTATTACCGTTTTTCGAAGGTAAGGAAAATCAAGGACAATCTGAATTATTAAATGATTTGGCAAAACTCATGTATGACAAATACATGGAGACCTTGGAATACTATTACAGAAATCCGAATAAATTAAAATCCGATTTTAGATTACATAATGAACATGATTTTAATACTCAACCGGAAGATAAAAAGAAAATCGATTTTGATTGGGCGAAAAAGGTTGTAAAAACAGTTGAAAAACATTTTGAAAATGCGTTTCAAGAACCGGAGAATATTGATGAAGCCAAGGTGATTGAAGAGAAATTGGTTGATAAGAAGGAAGATGAAATTACAAATAAGTCTGACAGCAATGAGGTGAGAGAAAAGAAAATTGAAAAAATTGCTGGTCTAATTAATAAGTTAGAAAAGAAGGACATTGATAAACTAATTAATCTTTTGGAAAGAAAGTAATGGCAAATCAAGAACTATATAATAAAACGTATAAGATACCTTCAGATGTACTAAGAGGTATTCAGGCAACCTTGGTATCCAGTCCACATGGAGAAGGCGTTAAACGAGCCAAATTCATGCTTAAAAACGGTTATTTGACCTATCAGGCACTAAAGAGGTTGAAGAATTTCTTTGATTATTTCAACCCGGAAACTGACGACAAGATGCAATACGCACTTGCTGGTGGTCAACCGATGAAAGCATTCATTGAAACCACATTGAATCAGGATAGAGCAGGTGTTCGGAGGTCAAAACAGGTAAGGCGTGATGTGAAAACCAATCCAAATTCAGAACTAAAACCATATAGTGCTGCACCAGATTTAAATGAGAGTGAGAAAAAAAAGGAATTAAAACAAAATGTTGTTGCTGTTATAGTTAATGATGACAATAAAATTCTTTTATTAAAGCGTTCGGATTTTAAAGACCAGTGGATGCCTAATAAATGGGCACTTGTTGGTGGTGCGATTGATAAGGGCGAAAAACCGGAAGAAGCTGTTAAGCGTGAGATTATGGAAGAAACTGGATTGGAAATTAATAAAGTCACAAATATTTTGACAATTCAAAGACATAAAGATAGTGAAGAAACAATATTTGCTTGCAGATTTGATGGTGAGTCAACAGAAATTACATTAAATGAGGAAAATTCAAACTATGGCTGGTATGATGTTAGTGAAATGGAATTTCTTGATATTGTTCCGCATCTTATAGAATATATTACTTTGACATTTAAAAAATACGATTAATTTGTATTTATAAAAATAACAATAATCAATTAAAAACAGAAAAATGAGCAGATTAGAAGAAAAAAGCGTGGCATTCAGAAAACAAAATGTTGCCAGAAATTCATATGATAACAATGACCAATATAATGTTGGTCACTCAAATGCATTATCAAATGGAGACGAAAAAGGTAAGGGAGAGTTAGAAAATCAGGTTGGTGGTACTACTGATATTAAGTCGAGAGAAACTTCGATGACAAAAAACAGGTACAACAAAAACCGAGAATATAACGATGCTACTGCATAATGTTAGCTGAAGCCAAAATATTGTTCGATAATATCAAAAATTTTCGTAACCTTTTAAAAGAAGGTGTCGGAGATAATGACCTTATTGATGCCATTCAGAACCACGAGTATATAAATATCTACTATACTGGTGATAATGGTATACAAGCAGGTAATAGAACAATACGTCCTTATGTTTTGGGTACAACAAGTGAAGGCAATAAGGTATTAAGGGCATGGCAAGATAATTATAAAAGTGTTTCTTATCGAATGGGAGGTGGAAGAAACGAACATGAGTACTGGACAGATGATTTGGATGGTAAAGAAAAACCGGGATGGAGATTATTTCGTGTAGATAGAATATCAAACGTATATCCTACTGGAAGAAAATTTGTGGATGAAGAAGGTCATGTAATAATTCCAGCGAAATATAAAGAAGGTTCTGACAAACAAATGGGTGGTGGTATAATTGCATATGTTTCAAGAACCACTCCACCATTGAAAGCCAAAACAGGTGGTGCTGGTGAACCAGATGTTGTTGCACGGAAGGTTTCGGCATTTGACACACAAACAGATAAGTGGCAGAGGTTTTATAACGCAAATAAGGCAAATAGAAAAGAAACTGCAGCAGATATTCAGAAATTGCATAATATTGTTAAGGGCATGTGGAAGAAAAAACCAAACAATTATCTTGTTGCAATCAATAAGAAAAATGAATTTGAAGTAATTCCGGCAACAAACAAACATAAAGTACCACCCGAATCAATTGTTGGTAATTTGAGTAGTTTATACGATAAATTGGTTGCACCTGCAAAATCCAGTAAACCTGAAGAAGATAGATTCATCAGGCAAACAAGAGAAAAACTTGAACAAGAAAGAAACGAAAAAAACTCAGAAGAAAAGAAACCTTTTTTTAAATAGGAAGTATTTATAAAAAACAATAAAATTTTATAAAAATGGCAAAACCAGATTTAAGTAAAATAAAAAGTGAAATTGAATCTCGTAAAAGAGAAAAAAATATGGTACAATCACCATTCGGTGAAAAAGTTGGTGGTAATCTTGCACCACGAGATACATTTTTAAATGGATTGATTGAATCTTTGAATACTGGTAGGGATACTGCATCAAGCAATTTAGTTAAGACTGTTGATAATAAAGCTGCATTGCGTAAAGGTGAGGTTGCAAGACATGATGTAAAGCCTGTTGCCCCGGTGCAACAACCAGTACATAGAACCGAACCCATTGATATGTCACCGGAAAGAGACGAGCAATTATTTGTTGATATCGAAAGAAAAAGAAAACAAACATTAGCAGAATCTATTGAAGGTTTCACTGGTGCACAGCCAAGAACAAATCAAGGTAATTATGTTGATTATAATGGTCAAAAATTATTAACCACACCTCCAGCTACTGGTGGTCTTTCAACAATCAATGAAGGCGTTTTGGTTGAGAATGTTAAAAAAATCGTTAATGGTTATTTAAGTGAAAATTTAGGACCTATCTTCGAAGAAGCAATTAAAGACACTATTATTGAAATGTATGCTGTTGAGCGTATTAAGGAAGTGCTCAAAGAAAATCGAGAAATGATAAAAACTGTGGTTATAGAAACCATTCGAGAAATACAGCAAAAAAACAAAGCAAAAGCGCAATAACAATTGCGCTTTTTTTCTTAATGTTTTTATTACTAAGTTTGTATTTATGGATATACTATAATTTAACACATGACATACGATGAGTTTTTAAATTTCTTAGACCAATTCGAAGAAATCAAATCTTTCGCTGGTAAAATTAAATTTGCCGACCAATATTTACAGAGAATAGGTAGTGGTAGTGGTAGAATTGTCTATGACATTGATGGCGAAAAGGTGTTTAAAATAGCTAAAAACACAAAGGGTGCAGCACAAAATGATGCAGAATCTGATGTTGGTAGATATCAAGATACACACGATATTGTAACTAAAATATTTGAATTTGATAATGATGGTGCTTGGATTGTTGCGGAAAAAGGTAAAAAGGTTACTGAAAAAAGAATTAAAGAGTTAACCGGAATTCCGAGTTTAAACGATTTGTACTATTATCTCAGAAATGATTATGAACAGAATAAAGGTAAGAGAGCAATATTTGGACAAAAACCTGAAACCGTTGAATTTTTTTACGAGAATGAATTTGCACAAGATTTACAAAATCTCATGCATAACTATAATCAATCACCCGGAGATTTCGGCAGACCAAGTTCATATGGTGAAGTTTTACGTAATGGTCAACCCACTATTGTTCTTACTGACTATGGATTAAACGATGAGGTATATGATACACATTATAATCCACAACGTAAGGAAAAATATAGAGTATATGAAATCTACAATAATTTACATGGTAATGATGACATACTTTCAGATATAGGAGATACAACAGTTATTCGTCAGGGAATGTGGGCATTAACACCTTATGGTGTTGGTGACGGTGATGGAATGGTTAATGAAGAATTTATAAATTTCGTCTTAAACAGGGATAAATATCCACAAAAACCGATTTCTGGTATTCCGAATCTTTTAGATAATTTCCACGATACAGTAAATAACTTAAAGGAAGTGTTGAATCGTGTAGATGATAATAAAAAATTCTATAAAAATCTATTAAAATTACAAGAATACCTTATTCAACAAAAAGTTTATGATAGAGACCCAATTGATTTAGATGAATATAGTATTGTTGAACAAGAAAAACCCGACCCAAACGTTAAACCATTTAGTTTGGACGATAGAGCCTATGCCCAAGAATTAGCGGATAGTGCAGCAGAATATTTAAAATTACCTAAACCAACATACATGGGTGGTGGTGGATATGGATTTGCGTTTGAGTTAGATAATGAAAGAATAATAAAAATAACTTCAGACATAAGTGAAGCAGATTCTTCGTTAAAACTAATGCGTGGTAATCCTAAATATCTTGCACAAACATTTGCAATATATAAGGTTGTCGATACCGAAAAAAATGTTGCATATTATGCAATAATTCAAGAAAATATAAAAGACAAGCCTCTTGAAAAAATAAGAAAATATCAGAATGACATAACCAACATAATGCCAAACGGCATGACATATGAAGATATATTAATCTATATAAAAAAAGCCACAAGATTTAATTATGATGAAGCGTTGGAGATAGCTAAACTTGTGTTAACGGAAAACCCGAAAGCAAATGTAGATGAAATAGATAGAAAATATGCATTTAATTATCTTCTTGGAATATTAAATATAAGACAAGAACTACTTGATTATGATATAAGGTCTACTGATTATATAACAATTGGAAATCTTGGATATAAAGACGGAGTATTGACGTATTTCGATATCGGTGGTTATAAGGCAGAAGAACCAAACATTGGAGATAATATTATTAGATTAGAAGAGAGTCAGATTTCTGAAGACTATGATAGAAATCTTGCGGACAGAATTGCCAATCAAGTTGCAGCTAAGTTAAATATAAACGTCACACCAATGAAGGGTGGTAATTTTGGTGTTGCTTATGATATCGGTAACGATAAAGTACTAAAAATCACTAAAGATAATAGTGAGGCAGCAGAAAATTTAATGCTTATAGGTATACCTTTAAAATATATTGCGCAGCCATATAAAGTCTATGAAATTGAAGCTAAGACAAACACTACAATACCTAAAACATATGCAATTATCTTGGAGAAGTTAGATACTGACCCAAACATTGAAAGACTATATAAAAGATTAGATTTTGCATTTGAAAAAATATTGGGTCTTAGTATTCCAGATGTGATTGAACACTATCTCGGTGAGTGGGATAATCCAAAAGTAGATAAAAACAAAATAGATTCATACTTTAAAAAGAATTCACAGGATGCTGAGTTTTTTGGTGGTTTACTTCGAATCGCAGAAGAAACGAAATCATATGGTATACAAAGCATGGATTACTTAAATCACAGCAATTTAGGTTACAAAAAGAACGGTGCTTTGGGTTTCTTTGATGTGGGATTTGGAAATGGTTTTTTACAACCAAAGAACCTTGAGAAAATAGAAGTAACAGAAGATGGTAGTTCTAAATTCTCAACAGACAGCGATTTGGGTCAAGATGGATTTCCTGCATATAATCAAAACGATACATCACCATCAATAGAAAATAATGTTGGTGCTAATTCTGCAATGTATAATGAAGACAGGAAGAAATCATATATGCCGGGAGCACAATCTGTAGAAGTAAAAAAAAAGTGTAGATTAGGTGGTCTGGGTAATACCAGTGTTGCTTGTAATCAAGGCGATATTAATAATTTGAAATTTGGTTCAATTAGTGAGGAAGTTAAAATTAACATTCCGACTAAACTTTCTGGATATGATTCTTTTCAGATAACAAATGATGGTCAGGTTGTTGGTAGTGTAGGTATTGTAGATAGAGGCATACAGGGGAATAACCACTATATTGCAATTGATAAGATTATAATTGACAAGAATTTCAGAGGCAAAGGTTACGCCAATGCTGCCATGAATATAATATTGGAATATGCCGATAATAATAATTTAATTATTACATTAACACCTGATAATGTTTGGGGTGCAAGCGTAGCTAAGTTAAAGGCATGGTATGGTTCTTTGGGGTTCGTAATGAATAAAGGCAAGAACAAGGATTTCCAGACAATGCAGTTAATGTATAGGTTACCAAAAAGTACGAAATTAAATGAAGAAACATATTCTGGAAAAGGATATCGTGTTAATTCTAATTATACCAATAGTCGTGGTACTACTGCTGGTGATGTGGTGAGATTTGAGCGTGATGAGTTAGGAAATGTTGGGGATTTCGAACATATAAGTGATGAAATGCTCAAGGAGTTAGATAAGTATAATGCTCGTGATATAGTCTGGGTAACAAAAACATTTGAAGACGCTAAAAGATATTCAGAAGAACCAGATTTTTCAGATATAGAAGAATTTGATATAAGTGGTGAAGTTATTGGCGAAGACGGTGATGGTGGTTATCTAATTTTGACTAAACAATGGAGTAATTCGATGTTAAGTGAAGAAATCGATGCAAGCGAAGCATATACAGACCAAGGCGCATTAAAAACACTATTGTCCGGTAAAAGAGATGTTGCATTTATTGAGGTTAATAAAGATAATGCAGGTAAAATTCAAAAACACGGATTACAAATTTTACCTGTAAGAATGGCATCCCGGTCTTCAATGATGTGTGTTGTTTTCAGAGATAAAGTAAAAGGTGAAAGACTATACGCAATTGCTAAAAGTCATGGTGGGTATCTAAGCGATAAAACTCCTGAAGAAGCAAGAGAAATAGGTGGATTGTTAGGATATAGAGAAGCAACAATTGACGAATATGTTCGTAGAAAGTATGGAAGTAAAGTTCCTGTTATACCAGAAAAATCACCTGAAGATTATGAAGACTTCGCTGAATCAATAAATGAGGTGGGTGAAGGAAACATTGGTGATTATCAGGTCACGACTGAAAGAGACGATGAATTGGTTAAAATATACAAATTTACAACTGAAGACAATGATGAATATTTTCTGGAATTCGTGAGAGATGAAACAGAAAATATGTGGAGAATAGATTTCGGTATTTTGGATTATAAAAATCCAGCACAGGTTTATATTGCTGTTGTGAATAAAGGCAGAATGTATAAAGTAATGGGTACGATAATAAAATTAATCAGGCAGTTTTTTGCTGAAAAAAATCCCGATATTGTTGTTATTGAACCCACTAAAACTAAAAGTGTTGATGATAAAAGAAGGTTTTCATTGTATCTACAATACGTGATAAAAAACATACCAAATGGATATGAATATACCGTAGATAATAAAGAGATTTTAATTAAAAAGAAAAAAAACTTAACGGAAAATCAGAAACCAGCTTGTCATGAAATACGAATAACAGATGAAATAAAAAATTATGTTGCTGGTTTCGATTCAGATGAAAAACTTTTAAGAAGCGGTGGAATTCCAACAGACATGTTGGATATGGCTGCTTTTGGATTTAATGAAGACACATTAAAATCTATAACACCGGATAAACTTTCAATTAAATGGAAAGATGATTTCGAAAATGTTAAATATGAAATTAAGCATAAAGGATTGACTGACAGACAATATGCTGAAAAGGTGAGTCTCGAAGAACCGATAGATGTGTCTTTCGATGGAAAAAATTTCTATATTGAGGACGGACACCATAGGTTTTATGCTGCAAAAGTATTAAATTTGCCGTTGAAAATCAATTTGGAAATAAAATCAAACCCAATTATTAAATTAGGTGGGGAATTGGGATATGACGAATTTCACAGATGTATATGGAAACAAGTTCACAATAATAGAGAAAATATGAACGAAGCACAAATAATGTCATTAGAACAATTACCATTTAAACCTGAAGTTGAAAAACGTGGGGGTAAAATATTCAGCGTTGGTGGTGCTGTTCGTGATGAATTCTTGGGTAAAGAATCTAAGGATTTGGATGTACTTATCACTGGTATTTCAATGGATGAACTGGAACAAATTCTCAGTCAATACGGTCGTGTTGATGCAGTCGGTAAATCGTTTGGTATATTAAAATTCAAGTCAAAGGGTTCGAGTGAAGAAATTGATATCGCAATTCCAAGAACCGAAAAACCTACCGGAGATGGTGGTCATAAGGGTTTTGAAGTAAGTTCAGACCATGCATTACCAATTGAGAAAGATTTGGAACGCAGAGATTTTACCATTAATGCTATTGCAAAAGATGTTAATGGTAATATTGTTGACCCTTATGGTGGACAACAGGATTTAAAGGATAAAATTATTCGTATAGTCAACCCGGAAGCGTTTAGTGATGACCCGTTGCGTATGCTGCGTGCAGTTCAATTCGCAAGTCGTTTTGGTTTTACTATTGAACCTGTTACAATGAAAATGATTCAGGAGAACGCAAGTAGAATTAAAGAAATACCTGCTGAAAGAATTTTGACAGAATTTGATAAAATTGTCAAAAAGGGTAATATGTTGACAGGTGCTCAACTATTAAAAAACACTGGATTATTCAATCAGATTTTTGGGTTTGACATTAAACAATCAACCATTGATAGAAGTCCCTTTGATGATGTTCAGACAATGGGTGAGTTTATTTTCTTATTAATTAGGTTATTACCGAATCCTGCAGACTATTATAAAAATAATTTAAAGGGTGACATTGATACCTATAAGGAAATTAAGGCACTTGACATGGCATTTGATGGTGCTGAAAGCGTGAGTGCGATTGAGGCAAGGTCTATTGCGCACAACATGTATGTGACTTCGCAGCAATCGTTGCAGAGTAAAATATTACCTACTGTAATCGAAACCGCAGCACAGGAATTACTGGAAGGTAAATATCCAAAAACATTGGGTGAGTTAGCTGTTAATGGCAATGATTTAATGGCATTGGGACTACAGGGTAAAGAGATTGGTGATACATTAAAATCAATGCTGTTGAAGATTTATGCTGGTAAAATTAGGAATAATAAAGAAGAATTATTAAGTTTGGCGGGTGGAAGTAAATCAAAATTGACTGAAAGTGCTGAATTACAGTTCAATCAACAGAAGCAGGAAATATTTGATAAGGCAATTTCAAAGGGATTTGAATATCTTGATAGAGATTCTGTAACATATAATCCAATGGGTGTTGCTGGACAATGTGAAAGAAATGCTTATAATATGGTAAAAACATATCCCGAAAAATATTATCCGGTTGGTGGATATATGATACAATATGGCACATCATTTGTCGAACACTGGTGGGTGTATGATAGAGAAACGAATAAACATATTGAAGTAACACCATTAAGTCCAGACAGAAAAGACTGGTTAACGGGATATCTGGGAATTATAAATAAGGAAATTAATGATGAGATTGTTGACTCACCAAAGTTTGATTATGCCCCACAATTTTTAAAAGGCGGTCACGTTTATTATAATTATTTAAAAGAATATATGGGGTATAGAGGGGATTTTCAAAAACCCTATACTTGGAATATTAATGGACGTGAAGTAGATATTCATTTTTTTGTTGAAAAATATGATGAATGGAATAATCAAAATGGTAAACCAGCATACCGGGATGTCAGTAAAGCATCAATTCTTGAATTCTTGCAGAATAACTACGAGGATTTCTCGCACGACACAAGATTAATTCAGGAAATGTATTGGATTATTAATGATAGAGATATATTAAATGAAGGTAGAATTAATTTAAAGCAATAAAATCGGGAGGCAAAATGAATGGCTTTGTATTTTCAATTGAATATTTTCCAAATTGTCCGAGGCATGATGGTGGAAAATATTCCGGTTTGGAAAGAGTTAATACCGAAAATGAATTACTATCTTTTGCATTAAGAAATTTAAATCATAAACACATTTTGGATGTAATTGATTTAAGTGACAGATATGATGAAATTAGTTTTGAATACATTGCCGAATCACATAGATTTTGTGGTATAGAATATCATAAAGATGGTGATTTGATAAAAAAAACTGTTGATAATGGGTCAGGTATTTTAATATGGAAAAACGAAGATGAGTAATATTATGAATTAATTAGCGATGTGTGTGGGAATATATATAATAAAAAATAACATAAATAATAAAATTTATGTTGGTAGTACTTTAAAATCATTCGATATTAGATTTAAAACACATAAGAAACAATTGCAAAAAAACACACATGAAAATCCAATATTACAAAATGCTTGGAATAAGTATGGAGAAAGTGGTTTTTCATTTAATATTATTGAATCTTATGATGATATTGAAATTAATAAATTATTGGAATTAGAGCGAAAATACATATTATTATACGATTCAAATTGTCGTGATTTTGGATATAATATCTGCTCTGTCGGAAAGTCAAGACTTGGCACTAAATGGAGTGAAGAATCAAAAATAAAGAGACGTGGAGGTGGAAATCCGATGTAATGTCGAAATCATTAAAAGGTCAAAAAAAACCAATAATTGGTGTATTGCTATCAAAACCCGTTATAATGCTGAATAAAAATAATGAAATAATAAATAAATTTTCTTCATATACCGAAGCAACTAATAAAACTGGCATTCTACATATATCTGAAGTGTGTAATGGTTTGAGAAAGACTGCAGGTGGTTATATTTGGAAATGGAATAAAAAATAAACAAATGAGTAATGTATCATATAGTGCTGTTGTGCTGGATGAGCAATCCAGAACGAGACTAATAAATCGATTTAAAACAATAATACCATCTGAATTTGAAATTATTGCACACCACATGACTATTAATTTGGGTGAATTAGACCCCGAATTTCAAAAATTTCTGGGTATGCCAGTGCGTTTAAGTGTTGATGATATTGCAATGGACGATAAGGTAATCGCTGTTGGAGTCAGTGGATTTGAAAGTAAAAATGTTAAACCACACATCACCTTGGCAGTAAATCGGGCAAATGGTGGTAAGCCAATGATGTCAAACAAATTAACTGATTGGCAAAAATTAAAGAGACCATTATTAATATCTGGAAAAGTAGTTGAAGTAGAATATAAATAAAGTTGTTATGATTACAAAATTGGCAGTATTTGATTTTGATGGAACATTAATGGATTCTCCTGAACCAGAAACCGGAAAACCGCAGTGGTCTGAAAAGACTGGCACTCCATATCCGTATCAAGGTTGGTGGGGAAGACCTGAAAGTTTGGATTTAAATGTGTTTGATATCAAACCGTTTCCAAGTGTGTTAATGCAATTAAAAAAGGAAATTGTATTACCAAATTCTTATGTGATAATATTGACATCACGTATGGAAAAATTACGTCCACAAGTTCAGGCAGTACTTGATATAAATAACATTAAGGTAGATAAACTTGATATGAAACGTGCTGAAGGCAATAAGGGTGTTAAGGTTCTCAGGTATCTTCAACAATTTCCAGATTTAAAAATAATTGATGTATTTGAAGACCGTGATACAGACCTTGAGGCATATGAAGCAATTAGAAGTCAAATACCGGAGGGTATTGAATTCAATATTTATGTTGCCAATAATGGAACATTAGCATTGACAGAATCAAGTCGTGCTCGTAATTTATTGTGTATAATTCAGGAAGAAATAAAAAAAATTATAATTTAATGTATTTATAGAAAAATAATTATAATGATTGACATGAGATATAAACCACGTTTTCTTCCACAAGTTAGTGCACCATTTAGTGTTGTATTACAAAAACTTGGTGATGAGGGTGTGGATTATGAAATGGTTGAAGTCGATGCTAACGAATTACAACCATTACAGGGCATTACATTTAGTGATGATGTTGGAAATATCTCTCTCGATGATATGAAACCCATTTGGATTAGCGATGATTTAAAAGTTTTGGATGGTCATCATAGAATGGTTCGTGCTTTGCTCGATAATGTTCGAATTAAAGCAGTCAAAATCAAGGCAAATGAGAAAGATGCTTGTAGAATTTTAAATAAAATTCAGGATATTTATGATTATGAGCAAGCAAGTGGCATGGAGGAAGTTGTAAATAATGATATCATTAATGACGAAAACGATATTGATAATAACTACACTGACAGAAGTGAATTCTTATCTACATTGGAAGAAGATAATGCCAGCATTCAAACCGAAAACTCAAACAGTAATCAACAAACAATTATTGCATACAGAAAAGACCCGATAAAAGAAAATTCTGTGGTTGGTAATTTCTTTACGTTAAAACCGCTTGCCGGATTTAGTAAATATCAGATTGAATTCGACAATCTTTTAGATACAAATGCATTGGGTGTAACATATAAAGACAGCCAAGAACCTGCAGATATTATGGCAAAAATTTGGTTTCCAAATGTCAATTTTGAAGAATTAAGTAAAAAACATAACACCACATCATCTAACTTAAAAAATAAGGCAATTGCTGAGAAAGCAATGAAAATGGGATATGATGGAATTAAATATGGTGATACATTAATACAAGGACTAAAATAATTAAAGCTATGAGTACATACAGAATTACAAATATAACGAATACGGCAGGTAAACGTGATTTCAAACATAATTCAATACTTGATATTGAATATGTGGACGATATGACAAAAAAAATTGTTAAAGTTAAACCGGGCGATAGCATGTTTTTAACAACAAGTTCGTTACCACTTTCAGTACACAGACTAAGAGTTAAGGGTTTAATAACAGTTGTCGAAGTAAGTGCTGTTGAATTAGCAAATGCGTTAGAAAATTCAAAACCAAAAACCGAAAAGAAAGCTGCACCCAAAAAAGAAGAAAAAAAGAAGGTAGCACATAAAGAAGAAAAATCATCTGAGGTCAAAGAGTTATCATCTGGCAAGAAAAAATATACCAAAAAGGATAGTGAGGAAGAAACTAATGATGGTAAACAAGACTAACCACTAATAACATTGATATCAAAGCCAACAAATTTTGTTGGCTTTTTTTATAAAAAACTCTGTCATTTTCAAGATTTTCCACTTATCTTCGTATTTATAATAAATTACATTAAATTATAATATTTTATAAAGACAAAATATGGACGGAAAAATAAGAATTTTATTCTATAACGTTGATGGTGCGGGGGTTAATTATTTTAGAACACTTACACCAGCCACTGAAATTGAAAGAAATCATTCAGACGAATTTTATGTTGAGATAAATCCACAGTTGGATTTCAATGACCCGAAACTAATTGATTATTTAAAAACATTCCACATAATTCATTATCACCGTCAATTTTTGGGTGATACAAAACAAATGCTTGCACTTGCGACTGAACTTAGGAAGTCTGGAACAATATTAATAGTCGATATTGATGACTATTGGTATCTACATAAGAAACATCCTTTTTATGCAATGAATCTTGAGAAAAAAATGCATATTCCTATAACGGAGAACCTGAAAATTGCTGATTATGTTACAACCACAACCGATGTTTTTGCTGAACAAATTCGTAAAGTGACAGGTAAAGATAATGTTGGTGTATTCTATAATTCAATCGACCCCACATGGATGAAGCAATTTCAAGATAATTGGAAACCAGACCCTGATGGTAAGGTAAGAATTACATACATGGCAGGTTCTTCTCACATGGGTGACATGGAACAGCTTGATGGCGTAATGAATGTCTTATATGGTGATTGGCAATTAAAGGATAAATTTAAAGTCATTATTGCTGGATGGGACACTGAGGGAAGTACAACAGACGTTACTTTTAATCAGGAATTTGGTACTGAACTTCAAAAGAGGGGATTGTGGACACACGATATTGTTAAAGCAATCAACAGGTCAAGAGGAAATGTAGATGAAATTCCTAATTTACCGGAAGAACTGAAAAATAAATATAGGGGTATGATTTTTAGTTCAAAACAAAGAGACATTAAATCAGAAGAAAGTGTGTATTTGCACTATGAAAAAATTCTTACTGATAATCATAAAATGATTGACAACCCGGATTATTTACAGTGGTTAATGAATTTTGAAAGAAATGTTAGCTACGATAATGAGGGTAATTTTGGAAGACGTTGGACTCAGAAAGCAAATGCTTATGCGAAAGTGTTGGATGAAACAGATATTGTAATTGCACCACTCGCAGATAATGAATTCAATAGAATGAAGTCTAATCTTAAACAAGTTGAATGCTGGACACGTAAACTTCCAATTGTTTGTTCAGATATTCCACCATATAACGTACATGGTAGACATATGGAAAATTGTGTATTAATTCCTGCGGAAAAAAATGCACATAAGTACTGGAAGAAGTACCTAAAAAGACTCATTCTCGATGCAGACTTACGTAAAAAACTTGGTGAACAACTATATGAAGATTTTAAAGAAGAATATCACCTTGCAAATGTTACGAAAAAGCGTGTGGAGTTTTATAGGGCAGCAGTTGCCAAAACATTACAGTTAGCATAAGAATATACACATGAAAAAACTTAAATTAAAACTAAAAAAATGGTTCTTTAATACTTTTGTTAAGAGATACTTAGCAACAGTAGATTCAACATTGCTTGGTTTATTTACTAAAGAAGCAAAAGAAAGTAATAAATTTTCTTATGGGACTGATAGAGCAAATGCTGAACGTAAAAGAATTATAACAATGCTTTCCTCAAAAAAATATAAAGAATATTTCTACAAGGCAATTAAGTATGAAAGAAATAAACCCGAAGTTGAGATTATTCAACCATTCGGTGACAAAATTTGGGATAGAATTAAACATGGTATTGCTACTGCATATCTATATCTTTTTGATAGAAATCTGTATGATAGTATTCAATTGTTTAAAAAATGGCGTGGTAAAATTTCCACGGTAGAATCTCAAGTCAATGATTACATGGCAAATACAACTCTTGATGAAAGAGCAGATAGAGCAATTGCTCTTGGTATTGTTGAAGAGAAAAAGGGGATTGCTCAAAAAAGAATGAGAAAAATACAATCATCAAGGGTTGATAAAATATTAGCACAAAACCAAGTATAGTGAAGAAAATTTTCCAGAAAATCATCCTTTGGATATATATCAAAATTCATAGCATTTTGATAAATATCAGCATTGCATTATATAATACCGAAACCGAAATACTTAAAGCAAATCCTGATGATTTGGATGAAAGCAAGAAAAAGACTACAAGAAAATTGCATCACAATCCATTGCTTGAAAGGTTTTATGCTGGTCAGAGGGATGAAAAGTATGTGAAGGATTACTATGAACTATTAAAGAAAGCTGATAAGTTCATCAGAACAGCAACACCGCATAAAATGGCTGTTGCTGCCGACAAGTATCATATGAATTATGGTCATAAAGACCAATATGGTAGAAGGTATGAGCATTATGGTTTTTTTGATGGTAAACATAAACATGCCGGAAAAACAATTGGCGAGGTTCTGGAAATGGAATACAAGGAAAGACGAACTACTGACGATGATTTAGAATTACTGCAGATTTTCAATAACAAACCCGTTGAAGTTGGTCTGGCTAAAGTGTTTAATGTTGTTGAAAAAAGTCAAAAGGAAGATTTGGGGTACGAGTATGAGGTCAAGGACATAGAAAATAAATCAAAACAATTCGAATTTCCAATACAAGCAACTCACAGCAATACAGAGACTTTAAATAAGATTGAACAATTAACCGAATTTTTACACGTAAAAAAAATTGGTTTTGAACACAGACAATTGGAATTTTTTGTACCTTTGAAATTCAAAACCAATGAGATTGAAGAGAACTCAAAGATATTCAGTGAATTGATTGATTTAAAAGAAATCTTTCTTAGAAATGAATACGGGGAAATGATAGGTTTTGGTATAACTAAATTCGTTAAAAGAATAAATCATAATAACACACATGAGGTCTGGAAATTTCAAGGAATTGAAATGGAAATCATGGGTACAATTTAAAAACAACAATAATGGCAGGTTCAGAATTTTTAAAAAACTTAAAGAATGCTGTAGATACTGGTGAATTTAATTCGGATGCAGCAAAAAAAATAAATGAAATCGATAAACTCGCAGACATTATAGCACCAACTGGTGGTGCTGAAGCTAATCTTGAAAAAAGACTTAAAGAAGCGGGAGTAAAAACCGTAACAGAAGAAGAAGCACTTGAACTTAACTCGGAATATGAAAAGAAAATGAATGAGATTAAGAAGGTTGAGCAAGAAAATAAGCGAATCGCAGACTTAATCAATATGATTGATACTCAATTAAAAACATTAATTGAAATTGAGGAAATGGTTAAGGCAAGTATCGAAGACATGTCATCATTCATGGATGAACTGGAAGTCAAATTCGAAAAAGAATTTGAGAGCGAAGACCCAATGTATGCAGAATTATCACAAAAAATAGATGAAATAACATCTAAATATGGTTCTATTATTAACAATTAAAAACAATTAATTTATGGCAAAAATTGAAAAAGCGTCTGAGGACGTAGTTAGTCTCTTTGATGGAGTAAGAGAAAAAACATCCATTCCACAGTGGATTCAGTTCGAAGTACTGTGTAATAACAAACAAAAAGAACTCTATAAAATCGTAAAGACAAACGATATTGTAGAAATTCTTACAGATGGTGTAAACTTTGCTGTGGTTTTCAATGAAGAAGTTCTTGAACAACTTCCTGTGGAGTTACAAGAGATGGCAATTGTTGAATGTCTGGCAGGTGTGAGCGTTAGCGAAAGTGATGCAGTATCTCTGGTTAAACCGGATTTCAACACATATACAGGCGTGCTGCAGAAGTATGGTGACAATTCTGTTATTGTGTTACATGAGTCAATAAAGAGTCTTTTTGACGCAAGAAAACAGAAAGAAGACGAGGAAAAAGCAGCCAATAAAGGTAAGCGTGGTAGAAAAAAAGCTGTTTTTAATTAAAACTTCTGATTTAAAATATGAATCCCGGCAATATACTGTCGGGATTTTTTTGTTTATAAGTATTTATAGAAAAATCTATTATAATGGTATCATATAATATTAAATTTCCGCTTAATGATGATGTGACAACAAACACATTCTTTGAAATGAGCAGAATAACAAAGGATGCGTTTAGTTCAGACCTATTGTTATTGCTTTTAACCCAAAAAGGAGAGAGATATTATGAACCGGAATATGGAACAAATTTATTAAAGTTTATTTTTGAACCTAACGATAATTCAACAGCAAGCGACATTGAGCAAGAAATAAAGAAAATTGTTTCATTATATATTCCAGCATTAACAATTAAAAGCGTGAATTTTAATAAAATTGAAGACGGCAATAGTGATAGTGATGCTCAACTAAGTGTAAATATTGCCTTCGTATACAGTGAAGATGCTTTTAGTGAAAGCGGTGAATTAGATTTAAAATTTTAAGATATAAAACATGGCAACAGAAACTACAAATGTAATACAATATGGAAGCAGAACTTTCGGTGAAATCCGAACAGATTTAATTGCTTTAATAAGACAAGCCTATCCAGAAGTATTATCAGACTTCACAGATTCAAGTGTTGGTGCAATGCTTATTGATTTAAATGCTGGTGTTGCAAACAACTTGGCAATCAATACTGATAGAGCATTTCAGGAAACACAAATAGAGTATGCACAACAACGAGCATCTATTCTAAACATAGCGAAAAACATGGGATTTAATATCCCTGCAAAAAGACCTTCTGTAACAGTTGTTGACCTTACTGTTAATATTCCTGTTCTTGGTGATAGACCTGACACCACATATTATCCGGTTCTCGGTGTTGGTGCGCAAATTGTTGGTGCTGGAAAAGTTTTTGAAACACAAGATATTATTGACTGGAATTCACCCGTAAGTAATTTGGGTGACCCTAATCGTTCAATCATTCCTAATTTAGATTCGAATGGTATTATACAAAATTATAGCGTAACAAAAAGAGAAGTGGTTGTTAATGGTTCTACAAATATATTCAAAAGAGTAATTAATTCATCTGACGTAATACCCTTTTTCACAATAACGCTTCCAGACTCAGACGTAATTGAAATTCAAAATGTTATTTTGGTTGAAGGAACAAATGTATCTAACCCACCGTTAAGTGATTTCTTTAAAGAAGAGAATCGATTTTATGAGGTCGATTATCTTGCACAACAGAGAATTTTTGTTGAAGACACAGATAGTTCCTCAGTAAATGAAACCGGAATAAAGGCAGCACGTTGGCTGGACATAACAAAAAAATTTGTTAAAGAATATACACCAAATGGTTATTGTAAATTAACTTTTGGCTCTGGTGATAGTGATGTTAATGCATTTCGTGATGGTTTGTTAAAAGAAGGGGTAACAAATAAAGGTTTTCTTGATAATTTTTTGAATAATACTGCATTGGGTGAAAGACTTAAAGCAAATTATACGTTGTTTGTAAGATATAGAACCGGAGGTGGCAGTAATTCTAACGTTGGTGCAAGAGTTTTAACTCAGCTTGGAAATTATAGTTTAAAAGTTGATGGTTCGAGACAAGATTTTAATTTAGCTGTTCAAAGAAGTTTGAAGGTGACAAATCCAATTCCTGCAATTGGTGGTAATGATGGTTTAAGTGTTGAGCAAATCAGACAGTTAATTAAATATAACTTCTCAAGTCAAATGCGAGATGTTACATTGACCGATTATTTGTTACAGATATATAAAATGCCCGGTAGATTTGGTTCGCCATTTCGTGCAAACGCATTTAAGGAAAATAATAAAGTAGTAATTTCTATATTGGGTCTTAGTGATAACGGAAAATTAAATAATACCAGCAATACATTACTAAAAGAAAACATCGCAGAATATATTAGCCAATTTAGAATGATTAATGACTATGTTGAAATTAAAGATGGTAAGATATTTAATTTGGCTTTCGAGGTCGAGGTATATGTTGAAAATATAAGTGATAATACGATTGCAAACAATATTATCACACTTGTGAGAGATTTTTTTGACATAAATGATTACCAAATGAATCAGGATGTATTTCTTGGTAGACTTCAGAGACAGATTCTTGAAGCGAATGGTGTGATTAATGTCATAAGTATCAAGGTATTTAATAAGGTGGGTGGACAGTATTCAAATAATGTTATTTCACAGGCATTTGCAAATACTACCACGGGTGAAATTCAAACCATTAATAATACCATTTATTCAACACAGGATTCAATGTTTGAAATCAAATATCCAGAAAAAGATATTAGAGTTTTGTTGAGAAAAAAGGTTAGTTAATGGAAATAATAAAAAAAAAGGTGCATATGATAATGACTACCGGAGTGACTGCATGTACGGGCACTGCTGGTAGTTGCATTGTAATTATTCCTGATACTGGTGTAACCTATAATTTCAAAATAAATTTAACTGGAATTCATAAAGATATGGGATTCTTTGACGCATCGCCTGATGCTGAAACACAAAGTGGTGTAGGTTCAATAAATATTGTCAGAGGAACATCAAGTAGTAGACTAAGTGAACTAAAAAAGTACGCAGTGAATGTCCCATTTAATCAACAATATATTGGTGATGGGTCGTATAGTGTTGATGGTGTTGATTTTTTAAATTCGGTTTCCGGTGTCAGTGTCACATATTACATCGGAGGCATTAAGTATGTTGATAATACAGATGTTACAGGAACAACAACAACATTTGTTTTTATTACATCTGGCACGAATAGTCTTAATTTTATCAATGGGGCATATTACAAAGACCCTAAAAAAGAAAATATTATAAGTAATCCCAAAATTGATGATGATGTATTTATAATAAGACAAGAATTATCTGCATTTGAAAAAAATTATAGATTAGAATACGTGAAAAATTTAGCAGAATTACAATCATATGCGGGTGGTAATTATTTTAAAATAGCAAACAACACATAAAATGGCAATAGGAACTT